GCTAGACCAAGTGTACAACATTGGTAATATTCATAATGATTTTCGTATTAAGCATCCTACAGAAGATTATTTAGTTGGAATAACTAATGATGTTGTTAAGATAGCTATTCAAGATTTAGATGATGAGATTCATTATGTGTTGAGGAATGGGCTACTGGAAAATCAAGCAGATGATAATTGGTTAAGCCAAAAAAAGTTGACTCAGCCCACTGCATGGCTCAAGGTTGTTAGTTCAAATAAGCCTATTTGGTCAGTACCACCAACTGAAATAGGTGCTACTATTGAAACAGCAGGTAGATATATCTTTATGGCTTCAGGTCATGGTTACTTCGGCGTGGCTAAGAGTGATTTTTCGGAATTCTGGTTATCCTTTGACCAGAATAAATATAAGCATTTAAATGGAAGATTTGATTTTAAACTTATACCTTCTTCAGCTAAGACTACTAAGGTTTCAGAAGAACCTTTTTGGTTGGTGAATCGACCTCCAAAGTCTCAAGTTCCTTATATTACTACACATGATAAAGAAGAAGAAGAGGCTAAAGCGAAGAAAGATAAGATTGAAATGATATGGAATGAAGCGCTACTAGAAACTTCTGAGATTAGCGCTATGCTTAATAAGAAGCGCTTACTTAAAGGCTCTGATAATGTAGCGCTTATTGGTAGCATTCTAAAGGTTAAGAAGTATAAGCAAGTTATTATTACTCCTGTGCTCATTCCTAATGAACCTGATTATGCTGGTGATGGGATTAGCATTGAGGAAGTAGAGAAAACTGCTTATGATTATATGGAAAAAGGTAGAAAGATAGGCTTAATGCATAAAGGGAAGCCTATTAACGCTACTATAGTTGAAAGTCGCATTCTTAGAAGAGATGAAATTGAGAATGGAATTAGAACTCCTAAAGGTACCTGGGAAGCTGGAATTAAGATTAACAATGATAAAGTTTGGAAGATGATCTTGGATGGAACATTGAAAGGTGTTTCTATTCAAGGGTATGGATACAGAAGGAAGGTGTAACATGAGAACTAATCCTAAAATTATTTCAGATGGTGAGCTTGACAAGGAATATAATCTGAGTGCTATTACTGTGGAAAGGATTGATTTGGTTGATGAACCATGTGTGCCAAAGGCTGTTATTAGGATTATTAAAAATAAGGAGGATATTACTGTGGCTGAAGAAAAAGATAAACTTGAATTGACTGAAGAGGAACAGGAACAGCTAGAGAAGTCACTAGCTGATGCTGCTAAGTTGATTCAAACAGAGATGGGTAAAGTTAAAGACGAAAAGAAGAAGAAGAGGCTTAATCTGATTCTTGCTAGCCTAAAAGGGCTTACAAAACAAGAAGATGATGATGATGAAGAAGAGGAAGAGGATAAAGAGAAGAAGAATAAGGTTAAGAAAAGCGATGGTGATGGCGAAGAAGAGACTGAAGATTTAGAAACAGTCCTCAAAAACGAGTTCCTTGCTGAAATCAAAGAAGACCTAACTAAGGAATTAAAAGAGGAAGTGGAGAAAGCAGGTCGTAGCATTTCAAGGAAAACTGCTAGTGAATTAGAGAAGATTGTTGCTACTATTAAAAATGCTCTGAGTTCACTTGAGAGCATTACTAAACCAGGTCGGCCTGATGGGCCTAAGAAAGATGAGTATGAAGATAAGTATCCTAAGCCTAAGAAGAAGGCTACCAAAAAGTCTAGAGAGGAACTTGACTTAACTGACCTTCAGAAGCAGGCAAAGAAGACTTATGAACTTTACAAAAATGACCAGATAGATGATGCGGGAAGAGATGAATTCGTAGATGGTCTTTTTGATATTATGAAGAGTTTGCAAGAAGAATATATAAATGAAAATGAAGAAGGGGGGGAATAATAATGGCTGAACTCACACAAAAACAAATCGACACATTGGTAGCATTAACTAAACCAGCCCTTGAGAAAGAAGCACAAGATAAATTGGCTAGTGATGTGCTAGAAAAGGTTAGTAAGCAGATGAAAGACTTATTCAAGAAATATGGAGATGAAACTAATTCTAGTACTACTAGCTCTTCATATGAATATGATTTGGATGATGATGAACCAGCAGGTGCTGAAAAACGGGCTATTCATAAGATGCTTTACACACCTGCTCAAGATGAAGAAACTAAAAGATACCAAATGGAAAATGATAAAATGCTAATTGTTTCTTCATTGCTTAAAGTTCATCCCGCGCGCCTTAACATATATCGTAGGTTTAGAGAAGGCAAAACAGAGTTAAGTAAGGCAATGGCTAAAGTCACAGGTGTGGGCCTTGACTGGGTGCCCGAGCAGTTCAGTTCTGATTTCATCGAACGAATGGAAGGTGAATACAAAGTAGCAGGTCTTATTGATACTATACCTATCTCCAACAAAGTGGGAACTTTAAAGGTTCCTGCTGCTGATACTGCTGCTTCCTTGTATCGCATTTCTGGTGCTTCGTCCAATGACGATATCGATAAGATTCCAGCCACTACGCCTGGGACTAGGGTGATAACAATTGACCCTGATAAACTAGGTGCTAGAGTTGTCCTTGATGCAGATTTGCAAGAGGACGCAGTTGTGGATATGGCAGAATATATCCGCAAAGAACTGTTCCTTGCTGCTGCTAGAGGCATTGATGATATTTGTATCAATGGAGACACAGCTACTACTCATCAAGATTCTGATGTTACCGAAAGCACTGACCATAGAAAAACATGGAAAGGTTTCCGTATATTAGCACCTTCTGGCTCCAAAGTTGATGCTAGTGATGTTATTAATATTGCTACTTTCCGTAAGTTGTGGAGTAAGATGTCAACTAGTACTGCTGAGTATGGCATGCCTGAAGATTTAGTTATTCTTGTCAACCAGTTGGGTTATCTAAGGATGATGACTATCGCTGAAGTCTTAACACGCGATAAATATGGTGACAAAGCAACTATTTTAACAGGTGAGATGGGTAGTTTGTTTAACATCCCTATCATTCCAACTAGTATGATTCGAAGGAATCTAAATGCTAGTGGTGTATATGATGGAGCAACTACAAATTATACAGAGTTGTTACTAGTAAATAGACGAGCTTTCTTAATGGGTATGAAGAGGGAAGCTAAAATAGATAGCGAAAAAGATATAGATTATGACCGCACAAAATTCGTTATCACTATTCGACAGACAATGGTTCCTAAATATGAAAGCACTGAACCCATTACAGCAGTCCTTTATGGACTTAATGTTAACACATAAGCAGATTAAGCATAGTAATAAGCAGATTGATTGATATGATTTGCTTATTACATTTTTTTGACAGGAGAAAAAGAATGCCACAATTGTTGATGAGGGAGAATTCACCTATGCCTGAATATCATGGTGAATTTGATTGTTTAATAGGTGAGAAATCTCCTGAACTGAATATTGATATTGCTCTAAAACTAGCTAGAAGGTTCCCTGAAGTATTCGAACCGATTGGTTTTGCAGTGGAAGATTTCAAGGAAGATACACTAGCGGTTACCAAAGAAAATTTGATGAATATCAGATTTATTTTTAACCCTTTATTTGAAGAGTATCACTCAGCTTCAGGAATAGATTTTGACGAAGTTGGTGAAGAGAAAGCATTAACGTTTAGTGATGCAAAGCAATTACTAGAGCGCTTTCCTTCTGCATTTGAGCTAGTTGATAGCACATTTCAAAACAAGAATGCTGAAGCTGAAGTTGAAGTTGAAGCAGATAATTCTATACTTGCAGAAGATATTCTGACATTGCTAAAAACTAAGCATGTTGCATTTGAAGAGTTAAAAGAGCATTTTAATGAACATGCTGATTATAAGCAGTTACGGTCATTAATAATGATATTATCAAAGAAGGATAGCATTAAGAAAGATGAGGATGGAAAATGGATGCTAACATAAACCCAATCCAAAGAGGGATAAACCATTCTAGAGTGAATCAACGTTTCCTTCAGGAGATAAGCGAAGAATCGATTCAATCAGCAGCTAAAATTGTACAGAATGTAGCTGATAATCTTCAGATACCAGAAGATGTTATCATTCGAAAAATCAAAGCGCTTAATGCAAATATATTTTCCAATATGGATGATTTAACAAGAGTAATCTTGAATTCAATATTAAAAGATGAAAACACTTTGAATTATGTAGAGGATTTTGATAAAGGTAAAAAGAAGATAGTCAAGAAGGAAAAACAAAACCAGATATTCCTTTCTTAGCGTCTCAAATGAGCCTCGGATAGTTCCTATAACTATCATCGCCAAGAAGGAGCTAACATGTGCTTAATACATATAGCATATGTTTTAGCGGAAGGCGTACAACTTTTGTTGTATCGCACCGCGAGGGAGGATAATTAAAATGAGTCAAAACATAGCAAACGCTATCAAAGACTTTATTGGCTTAGGTAGCCAATTTGGTTACTATGATAGACAGACAGGTAGAAATAATGGACTTAGAGATGTGTTGGATGAGTTGAGGTTGTCTGCAGGAATAGGCGATGAAGTATTGATTAATGATTGTGAAACAGTCGCAGATTGGACTGAGAACGACGACGGTGATTTGGATGTAGCAATTGATTCCTCTGATTATAAAGTTGGGTCCAATGCAATTCAACTCACATCTACTATCGCTGCAACTGGTAATATAAGCACTGATGTTATAAATGCTGGAAATGCGGTTATTGTAGACCCATTCACACAAAAAAGTCAACAGGACTGGAACAACAGTGACTTTGTAATCCTATGGGGATCTGCTGTTGATTCAAGTGGTGATTTTGCAACTGCTGGTGATTTGAAACTTAACCTACAAAATTATGCAGCGGGCAGTTCTTCATGGGGAACTGCTGTTAATATACCTGGTGTGACTTATCATGCTACTGCTATATGGAGAAGTCTTGCTATTGAGATTACCTCATTTACTAGGGATAAGATAGAGCAGATTAGATTTGAGAATAATGAACCTACAGGTAGTCAAACTATAAACATTGACCAGATAATGAGATGCAAGTTCTCAGATGGGAAAGGTCCACTTAGGGGACCTTGTATACCATTACCAATTCTCTCAGGAACCGCCATCTTGCAAGGAAATATCGTTAGTTATGATTTGACCACTCGAAGAGCCACCAATGCAGCAGGCAGTACTGGACGAGCTATTGGCCCTTGCGTCATTCCTGGAACTGGTAACGCTGCTGGAACAGTAATGGCATGGATGGTCCATTCTGGAATAGCTAGAATGCGAACTGCTGCTAGTTCTAGCATTGCCCAAGATGATAGCATTAACTATGCTTCAGTGAACACAATAGGCGACGTTACTAATGCTGCTGATGAGAAATATGGTTTTGGCTTTGCATTAGAGGCGCCTGCCGAGGATTCAACAGGTGGACATGACATCGACGTTAGAATATTCAAAGTCGGTGCAGGTCATAGTTCCTAATAACTGTTGTTGATGAAGAAGGGTTTAATAGCTCTTCTTCATTCTCTTAATAAGGAGGAAATTAAAATGGCAAGAGGAATTAGTATTACTCCTTTAACTGATATATTTCCGAGAGATATACAACAGTTAGAAGGGGAAATAGGTACGACATTTCATGGTTTTATCAACCAATTTAAGACAGGTAGTGCCATAAATACTGGCGCTATTATTTCAACTGTGATTGGTACTGCTGCTGTGACTACTGAGAAGATTAAAGATGATGCAGTTACCGCTGGCAAAGTTGGTGCTAACACTTTAACTGCTGGCAATATAGCGGCTAGTGCTATAGGGACTTCTGAAATAGCTGATGATGCTGTAACTTCAGCAAAGATTCTAGCTGATGCTATTATTGAAACCCATATTGCAGCAGATGCTGTATCTGGTGTTCATATTGCTGCAGGAACAGTGAGAAGTTCTAGCATAGAATCAGGCGGCGTTGATACCAGTCATTTAGCTGCTGATTCAGTTACAGGCGCTAAGATCGGAGCTGGTACAGTAAGAAGCTCTTCAATCGAATCTGCTGGTGTCGATCACTCACACATAGCTGCTGATGCAGTTTCTGGAGCTCAAGTGATAGCAGGTACTGTTAGAAGCTCTACTCTAGAAACTGGCGGTGTAGACCAGTCACATATTGCTGCTGATGCAGTGTCAGGCGCTCAGATAATTGCAGGAACTGTCAGAAGTTCTAGTATTGAATCTGGCGGAATTGATACTAGTCATTTGGCTAATGATTCTGTTACTGCTGGTAAACTTGCTCCATTAGTGATAACCACGGGTGACATTGCAGCAGGTGCTGTGACAACAGCTAAAATAGCGGATGCTGCTATACATAATGCTGCTTATTATGTGATTGAAGGTTGTAGAGTTGCTATCAATGGTGGAGGCAATGGTAGTACAGTGACTGTAGGTGTTGGTTATATAAATGCAGGTGGAACATTTGTCACCGTAGCCGGAGGTTCAGTAGCATCTGCTGGCATTACTGCTGCTGGTTCTTATAAAGACCTTATTGTTGCTGTTGCTAGTGGCGCACTTAAGATTGTGCGAGGAACAACTGCTGTTGGAAGTGTTGATGCTACAATGGTTGTATTAGCTTCAATTATAAATACAACTGCTGATGCGGATATTACTGCCGCTGATATTGGAAATAGTGCTAGAAATGCTATGGCTAGATATTAATATATGAATTGATGTAGCATTAACATTGATGTATATCGATACAATTTGAAAATGCTACATCAACATCATATTTCACATTTAATTAAAGAGGATAATTTGCCAAGAAATCTTAGTAGAGAGGAACGCCAGAATCAAATAGGTCCCATCTCCCAGACTACGATATTGCATAGGATTGGAGAGTGGACTAGGAATGTAATTGCGAATGAATTTAAGATAAGAAATAGCAAGGGTGTTAATTGGTTATTTGAAAAGATGAAAGGTATACCAACGATACTAGTGGGGGCTGGACCCTCACTAGATAAGAACATTGATTTATTGAAAGAATGTAAAAACAAAGCAGTAATTATTGCTTGCTCATCTGCTTTGAAACCAATGCTAGAAAAGGATATTATACCAGATATTGTATTCGTTACTGATTCAAAGCCCAAAGAAATGAGATTGATGTTAGAAGAATCTGGCTTTTATTCAAAAGACTACGCTGAACAAATGATATTAATTTGCGATAGTTTTGTACATCCAAGTGTATATGAGGATTGGAACGGTGAAATATTTTTCTATAATATAAGAACTCTTGAGTCTTGTCCTTTCACGCATTCTTTGATAGAATTTACAGGTCAAATTGGTCAACTAGGTGCCGGAGGCTCAGTAACAACTATCATGCTATGTTTTGCTTATGGCGGACTTAAATGTGAACCAGTTATTTTCGTTGGTCAAGATTGTGGATATTATGAACCCCCAAAACATCATGTGTCTAATCATAGTTCAGGTGTAGCAGACCTTACCAAGGCTTACGCACCAATTGAAACAACTGATTATCAGGAAAGAAAGTGTTTTACAAATAAAGCATTATTATCATTCTGCTACTGGTTTGAAGACTTCTGCTTAGGCAATCCTGGCACCTACATTAATGCTACTGAAGGCGGCATTCTAACCGTTGGTGTTACGCATCAGCCATTGCAATCAGTGCTAGATAATCATCTCAAGCAGGAATATAATATTAGGGATTTGTTACTGAACCCTGACACAGTGATTGATGGTGCTAAACCAGAAAATAGATGGATTTATAAATCTACTGACCCAGCGGGGAAATCTGCTCCGATACTGAAGCGTGAAACATATTTCACTGGAGAATTATTGGACCACATTGTTTCTACTATCCCACCACCGGATTTAATTACCAACATATGTAAGCATACTTCTCTCGTGTCTAATCTGATTAATCCTGAATCTAAAGATAGCCAACTGAAAGCTTTTATAAAAGATATTGTTAATGAAAGTTCCATCGAAATGTTAATTGATTTAGATACTACCGAATGGGCAGACTTAATTCCTGATTCTGCTGATATGATTTATTCTATTAACAAAACAGAGAATGCGAGTGAGGACCAAATGATTTACATTGCTTCGCAAGCAGAAAGAACACTGAAAGATAATGGGATGTTCATTTGCTTTGCTACTGATAAGAAGGCTATCCCAAAAATCAAGCTATTTTTTGATGATGTTTCGGTTGTTGGAGTTGGCTTTTTTACTGATGCTTCTTATGAAATAATAGATGCTAATATAACAGGAAGTAAGAAAGCAGAATCTTTTGGAGATTATGATTCTTTTAGCAAGGAACTGATAATTTCTGGGGATAGCTACGCTAAGATAGTTAAAGAGGAAGAAGCAGAAATATTTGCTTGTGTAGCCAAAAAAAAGAGTAATAGTAATGAAGAAAACATCCCAGATATTGAGTGAAGTAAATAGTTTTTGGCATAGCGAGAATAATCCTAGTGATTATATCAGAAGTTTCTCTCATTTCCAGGATTACGGTAAATGGAAAAACAAAGAGTTATGGGATAAATTAGGATTAGATAACTTGGAAAGATTGGAAACTCTCAAGATGCTATCTGGCAAATCCGAAGTGGTAAATATGATAGAGTGGGGTGTAGGTGGAGGATCCAATGCTGTTAAATTTAGCAAGGAGATTGATTTTTATGGAGTTGATATTTCAAGAGATAGTATTTCTGAATGCAAGAGGCAACTGAAATTAGTACATAATCGCAATTTTGATTCCCAGTTGATACACATTCAGATTGAGAACCCAGAATTGGTTCCTGAACTGATACCTAAGGTTGATTTCTTTCTCTGCACTTCAGTATTCCAGCATTTTCCTTCTCCAGAATATGGTGCAAACGTAGCAGAAATTGCTTATGATATATTAAAAGATGATGGAATAGCATTGATACAAATTAAATATGGTGAGCATCAAAACTATTTTAATTATAATGAGAATTTTGCTAGGTTTACTCTTTACCCTATACCACTTTTCTGGGCTTTAATGACGCAGATAGGCTTTAAGGTACTCGCAATCACGTTAGAAACTAAAACATTTTATGCTTATTATTACCTTAAGAAATGAAAACAATAGCAATAATACCCGCTAGAGCGAACAGCAAGAGAATTAAGGATAAGAATATTAAGGACTTTGCAGGAAAACCTTTGCTGTTTTGGTCAATAGATATTGCAATAGCATCAAATAAAATTGATGAGATTTATGTTTCAACTGAAAACATACAGATTAAAGAACTGGTTAAAACAAATTATCGTTTGAGCGAAGATATTTATGGTAAACCAATTAGTATTATTGATAGACCTGATACATTATCACAAGATAATTCTTCTGTTATAGATGTTCTCAGACATGCTATCAATTATCTAGATTATGAAGAGTGCTTAATAGTACTTCTCTATCCTACTTATCCTCTAAGAACAGATAAATTACTCAATGACGTGATTGACTTTGCTATAATGCAAGGTTATGGCAATACAATTACTGTTGTGAAAGGTGATAAGAAAGTTTATTGGTATGTTGATTTTACCTGTGGAAATAAGATACAGAAGATACTTCCTAATGAGATTTATAGAGAACAGGATATGCAGCAACCATACAAGTTAGCTGGTGCTGTTCATTGTATATTCTCTGATGACTTGACAGATATGGATCAGAATGGGATGAGTAAGCATAACTTTGGATACGTTATAGAAGAAGAAGCACTATGTTTAGAAGTCGATGATGAAGAAGCATTCATTAGGGCTGAACAAATAAAACAGTATAGAATATTATCAACTATTTGTTATTATTCCAATAATTCTCATTATGCAAAATGTCATTTTAATTACAATTGATACTTTAAGATATGATGCTATAAATAAGCACATTACTCCCAATATATGGAAGTGGAGTAAAGATAAATTAGTATTCTCAAATTGTTATGCTCAATCATCTTGGACTAGAACTAGTTATGCTTCGTTATTAACAGGACTTTATCCTTATCAGCATAAAGGATTGAGGAATGCTAGAACATTGACAGAATTGAAAGATAAGCAGATAGTTTATAATACTAGCATCGATGAAAGCATCAAAACTCTTCCTGAAATACTACAAGAAAATGAGTATTATACTATTTGTATTCAAGGTAATCCTTTCATATCATGTCTAGTATCTGATAATGCTTATGGTTTTAAGCGAGGATTTAATGAGTATATTTATCCTGAACAAACTTCAGCTCGTAAATTCTACCCAGAGGCTGTAGGCGTTACTAAACATGCTATTAATAGCTTAAGCAGATTAAAAGACCAACCCTTATTTATATGGATAAATTTCATGGATCCTCATTGCCCTTACTTTCCACCGCCTGAGTTTTTGCCTAGCATAATCAAGAGTGAAGCATATACAAATCTTAAAGTTGACTTTGATTATAAATTAACATATAACGATAAGAAGTTGATTTATGCTAACTATCTCAAAGAGATAAAATATGTTGATCATGAACTTAAAAAAATACTTGAATATATTGCCAAAGATGATATAGTTATTATAACTAGTGACCACGGAGAAGAATTCTGGGATCATGGAAATAATAGAAGTGATAATAACTTCTACACCAGAGGTGTGGATCACGGTCACACGCTATATAATGAGTTAATTCATGTTCCAATGATAATTTCTCATCCTGAACTAAGCGAGCTTGAAACAGATAGTTTGATTCAGCAGAAATCTTTTTTCAACATGATACTAGAGCGCTTTCTTGAGATTGACATTGGAGATAAGTATATTGAATCTGATTTTATATTCTCGGAAGCATTATTGTATGGTAAGGAAAGGAAAGCATTTATTTTCCAAGATGGCTATAAAGCAATAATATCTCAGAGCGAAGAAGAAATATATGATATTAATAAGAATGAGCATGTTCAGATAAGCAATGAGAAAGTAAGAAACAGAGTTTTGGATAGAATTGAAGAAGCTGATATTGAGATTGATTGGCTTGAAGATACTGATAACATTGTTGAACCACAGTCAGAACAAGTCATTGAAAGGTTAAAGGGATTAGGTTACTTGTAAACTATGTCTAAAATATTATTCATAAATCCACCAATTAGAGAATGGGCACAGCCTAATAATCCACCGTTAGGCTTATTATATATGGCTTCTTATCTAGAAGCACATGGACATAAAGTTGATATTTGTGATTTGAATGCTTTAAGAGTACAATCTCCTGATACTGTATCATGGATTGATGCTCACTTGGTCAAAGGTTATGATTATGTTGGGCTATCAGGATTGATTTCCACTGCTAGTAAGCAGAAAGAAATACTAGCTCATGTAGCACAACGAAAAATGTTATGGAAGCATGACTTCAAGGTTGTGCTTGGTGGTGGACTAGCAACTGCTACTTATGATTTTGCTATTAGAAACTATGGAGAACATTTAGATTATATTATTGTAGATGAAGGCGAAACTCCAATGCTTCAATTAGCAAATGGGGATAATCCTGATGTTATTAGCAATTTAATCTATAAAGATGAACAGATTTGGAAAAAGCATAGAAATAGAACATTGATTGATAATTTAGATGATTTACCATATCCTGATTATGATAAAGTTCCTGTCGATACTTACCTAGCCAATCCAATTTGGGGTAGAGATACTGGCAATTCTTCTTCAATCAATTTTGATATGAAGCGTTCATTGAACATGGTCATATCAAGAGGATGTCCCTATAAATGCAATTTTTGCTTGGGGCAATTCAAGACGGATAAATGTTCCTACAGAATAAGGTCTGTTGATAATGTAATAAATGAAATTCAGGAATTGTATGATAGATATAACCTAGATTTTATTGGTTTCATCGATGACAACACTTCGTTTAAAAGAGCATGGATAATGGAATTTTGCGAACAGATGATGAGTACAGGCTTGAGAAAGAAGGTACATTGGGGTGGAAGTGCTAGAGTTGATAGATTAGACTTAGAAATGCTTCAAGCCATAAGATTAGCTGGTTGTGAATTCCTAGGAATTGGTTTAGAATCGGCATCTCCTTACATTCTTAAGATGATGAATAAAGCAAAAGATCCTGAAGGTTACATAGATAAAGCAAAAGATGTGATTGCATGGGTTAAGCAATCCAATATTGTTTGTAACTGCACAGCTATGGTTGGATATTATGGTGAGACTTGGTCTACACTGAGGGAAACGGCTCAGTTTATGAAAGACCAAGATATTTTAAATAATCTTTTTTTCTCCGCACCATATCCAAGCACTGATTTATTTGAAAAAGTTAAGCATAAAATAATTGATAAGTATGGAACTATTGATAACTATATCTTTGATCTAGCAGATGCAACTGAATTTAGAGTTAATTGTACAGAAGAATTTACAGATGAAGAGTTGATTTATGCTAGAAAATGTGCTATTGGCGGAAGACCAGATCTGATAAACAGAGAATCATTCAAGAAATTAAATGGAGAGTTTAAGGGTGCTACTTTAGACCCACTTTTAAGCAAGTGAAATTTAAACAACTTTGTAAATATGCTAGACTTTATTTTTACTTCTCGAAGAATTATTTCTTGAATGCAATTAGAAGCACAGAAAATAATGGCAAATCAATTGCTATAGATTTTGATGGTGTGTTAGCACATTATAAACCAGGTATGGCGTCTAGAGATGAACATGGGTTGCCACTTACTCATGCTAGAGTAGCGCTAGAACAACTCAAGCATGTTCATGGATATAGTATTATCATTTGGACTTCTAGACCAATAACAAGGAACTTGAAGAGATGGCTTAGTAAATTTAGTATCCCTTTTGATAAGATTATTCAAAAACCAGATTGTCATATGTTTATAGATGATAGGGCGATAAAATTTAATGGAGATTGGAATGAAACAATCCAAGAAATCAAACAGTTTAAAGAATGGTGGAGATAACTGTTTTTTATGTGAAGATAAAGGTGTTATTTTAAGTTATAAATATTATACAGATACAGATGGTATTGGTACACAATTTATTATTAAGACGGATTGCGTATTATGCAAACAATAATAACAGCAGATTGCTGTATAAATCACAATGGGCAATTTTCACAACTGATAGATTTACTTAATATGATTGTGAAGGTGAACGAATTTACCGGCGAGACTGTATTGTTTAAGCTACAGAAACGCAATCCGGAAGTTTATTCTGATAAACCTTATCAATCATGGTTACTTAATAGAGAAGTACCATATAAGGTACATAAAGCATCGCTAGAGTTCACACTCCAGCAATATAAAGACTTTGATAGCATCGCTAAACAAAAGAATGTTGAGTGGTATGTTTCAGTTTTTGATAGCGATTCGTTTGAGTTAATGGCTGATAATTTCGATTTCAAATATTGGAAGATAGCGTCTCCTGTAACTGCTGAATTGCCAGAATTAGCGGTTGATATTACTAGACAACCAGGACTGAAATTTGTATCAACTGGTATGTGTTCAGTAGAAGAACTAGATTATGTTGTTAATAGAATATTGATGGCAAGCCCTCAAGATGATATCATGTTAATGCATTGTGTTTCAATGTATCCAACCCCTGCTAATAAAGTCAATCTCAAATCAATTGATTGGTTGAAGAATAGATATGGATTAAAGGTTGGTTTATCTTCTCATGACACAGGAGTAGCATTAAGTGTTTGTGCTGTTGCTATGGGAGCAGAAGCTATTGAAAAACATATTACTCTAGATCGAGGATTACCAGGTCCAGACCATGGATTATCATTGGAACTAAAAGGACTAGAGACGCTTGTTAGACATATATCTGATTTAGAACTAGCACTTGGAGAAGAAAAGAAAGTATTTTATGAGGAAGAGCGGTTCGTGAGAGATAAGGTTAGAGTCACCAATAGGAGGTGATTGCATGGCTTTTGAAGCTGATACTACTCAAGATATCCTTAAACGGTGCTTTAATACTTCATTAAGTACGCTGCAGGTTACGTTGAAAGGTGGAGCTGCTATTTCTTTAGGTGCTGTTAGAATTCTGGGCACCGCTAGTGCTGTAATACAAGGAACTACGACCTATGGGTTAGAAGTAGATGTGCAAAGACTGCCTAATAATGTGAGCCCTAACATCAGCTTAATGCAGAATGACATATCTACTATTCAGCCTGATGTTAGTTTAGCTAGAGCGTATCTTAGCGTAGCACAACCTGATATAAGCATTATTCAAGTTGACGCGTCACAAATCCAGCAGAATATGTCTACTGTTCAACAAGATATTTCTGTTATACAAAATCATACTTCTCTTATTAGGGTATACACTTCAACTATTGCTAGCGCGATAGTAAATGAGAATGTAAGCAGAGTTAGAATAGCAGATACATGGACTTCAGGAGTGCATGGAGTTAGGTCTGCTGTTAGCACCGCTGCTATTAGGATAGCGCATGGCGCTAGCAGTACCGCGCTTAAAAGAGGCTTGCTTTGTAGAGCACACAAGGATAATACAACTACTGTTTATGTGGGATTCACTGGGGTTACTGGTGAAACAACTGCTTCAACTTGTGGTCAACCTTTGCAAGCGAATCAATCATTCCTAATTGAAGCTAACAATGCTTTTACTCCCTATGCAATAGCTAATGCGACAGCTCAGAAGATGCACTATTTTGGAATATAAAAGGAGGGTGAAGTTAAATGCCTAAGTTTTTTGAAAGCATAAGAACAGAAGTGCAGACAATAGATAATGAGGTTTCAACAATAGCACAGGATATTAACTCACTTTCCAGTGCTGTTGCAGCAGTTAGTACACCAATTTCTGATATTACCAAAGGTGCTTCTTTAGCCATTGCTACTGCTGGAGTCATTCAAACCATCGATAATGAAATATCTTCTTTGTCTGAAGATATGAATTCATTGTCTTCAGCTATAGCTACAGTAGATAATGAAATTTCTACTATAACTGAAGTAATCAAAAAAGGAACCGGAACTGAAATAGCTAGTAATAAATCATTGGTTGATGCTTTTGGTGTAAATGGCACATCAATACTAACACATGACCATACTGATGGGTCATTGATGGGAAGATTGAACTCCGCACATATTGAGATTGTAATCTTGTTTGTGATACCTGAAGCAGTAGGTAGTATAAATGCACATAACACAGCTATTAGAACTATTCTTGAAACTCAAGGTGAAGTAATAACAATAACACAAGCTGATGCCTTGACTTATCCTGATTTTGGTAGTGCTACCATCTGTGTTCTTGGCACTAACAATGGTACTGCTTGGACAACTGCTAATTTGGCACATCTGAAGACTGTTCCTTCATTATCAATACTTTGTTGCGATGCTACATCTGCTGCATACATGCAGATTGGAACTGATGGTGGAAATGCAGCAAGTAAAACTGTATTAAATGCTATAGGAAATATTGAAGGTAGCATATTGGGTGCAGGATTGCATGATGTAACAGGCTTGGCTGTTGGAGCTAATACTATAGCAGCAGCCGGCACAACGTTCAGCACTCTTGATATGTCTGATGCTGATATTACCGAAATTTGGTATGGATACGAAAGTGTCAATGCTAATACTGATGTCCTAGTAGGTTGTATTACAAAAGCACAACCAGATGGCAGTATAGGAATAGATGCAGACGGACTTGAGGTATCGAAGACCATCTGTTTCTATGGTCCCGCATACAGTTGTAATGATTTGAATACACTAGGGCAAGCAGTTTTGAAGTTGATGATAATAAAAATAATTCATGCAACTACTGTTGGATTGGCAGTGGAGCTATCTGGTAGTATTGGTGATGTAGAAACAAAACTATTTGGTAATATGTCCAACAGACATAGCAATGCAGTTCCACTAGCAGCATTTATTAGTGGTAATTCAGGAGGAACGGGAACTGAATTGCCCAATAGCAAATCATTATATGATGTTCAAAAAGATTTATCTACAGCAATAGTAACAATTGATAATGAAGTTTCAGCACTTGATGATAAGGTAGAAGGATTATCTACTGCTATCCAAAGAAAACCAGTTGCTAAAGATTGGTGGTCAGCAATAACTCCTGTGCTTACTATTACAGGAACTTCGACTGCCAAAGCATTTCCAGAAGTAACTATTCCAAGTTCAGGTGGAAATAGGCTTCCAGCAGGAGTTGTGATCCAAGGCGCTATAGCAATGGTTAAGTTCAGAAAGATTAAGAATACTCATGCTACGAAAGATAATGCTTTGTCTCATGTACAACATTTGCAAGTGAGAGATGACGGTGGGGGTAGTTGGCATAATGCTTTAACTCTGCCTGATGGATTATTAGACATTGCAACTGCCACTGTCGAAGGTGGAGATTTATGGATTGGCAATATAGACCTAAGTTCAAGTGGCTATGTTGACGGAGCAGATACTTATGAATTCCAAATAGATGAAGCACATGCTGAACAGACCAATTTGGAATTAAGGGGTATTCAATCTGGAATAAGGGTGTACTATTATTAAGGAAGATGTGTGAACTTCATGGCCACAATAAATCCAGAATGCCTCACTAATGTTATAAGACTACAAGAAATGTTGGAAATATCTAGCACTTTTCCAACAGGAGACTCAAACACTTACATAAATCTAATTAACTCTTCTTCAAGAGCAATTAGAAGATTATGTAAAAGGTCTTATTTCAAATATAAGACTTTAACTGAGTATTATGATGGTAAAGGCATAGAGAAGTTACTGCTCAAGCATTGGCCAGTAATATCAGTAACATCTCTCTATGATGATGCTAATAGGTCTTATGGAAGCAATTCGTTGATTGCTGCTGCTGATTATGAAATCATAAATTCTGATGGAAATTCTGGAATCATCAGGATTTTCGATGGCACTTTTGGGAACAATCAATCAAATGTTAAAATTACTTATGTAGCTGGTTGGTCTGAATTTATCATTGAGCCATCTCTAAACACAATTGAGTTTAATGAAGGTGCTTCTGATTTAACTGCTACTTTAAGTACAGCTATATATAATGCTTCTTCATTAGCAACTGAGATGAAAACTCAGCTAGATAGCGCAGGAACTCTAACCTACACTGTAACCTATTCAGAAGTATCTCATAAATTTACTATCGCTGGAACAGGAGCATTTAGCATATTATGGAATACTGGTGCTAGCACAACATCTGAGTTTGGTAAACTGATAGGTTTTGATGATGCCGCTGATGATTCTTCTAGCACAAGTCACACTTCAGATGAACCTGTGCTAGGTATTCCTGATGATTTAATATCAGGTTGTGAAGAATGGGTTCGATGGCTTTATGCTAGTGTTAAAGAAAATAGAGCAGGTAAATTTACTGAATCAAGAGGTGAGCAGAGCTTCTCTTTTGATTACACTAATTTACCTGAACATATTAAACGAATGGTTTATCCCTACCGGGCTTGGAGGATGTACTAATGTTGCATTGGCGTCTCGCGGTTAAACCAAGATGGACTGAAGAAGGAGAATTTAATAAGCGGGTTGGCATATTTAAAAGATATGTTGGAGATGCTCTATTTGACACTAAAATTAAGTTCTCAGAAGAATTCTATAAAAGAGTCAATCCTTCTACTGGTACGCATATGAAAAGTAAGCGGGTTTTAGCACTTTTGAATATCAGGCGTGAAAATGTTGTAACTGATAAAGATAGCGGAGCTGAAATAACTTTAGAAGGTGATAGCACTGCTTTAGCTATAGCTTATATAAATGAATTTGGCGGAACTATTCGTCCCAAAAGTGGCAAATTACTTACAATTCCTAAGCATCTTAATCCAGCTTTGTCTGGGAAAGCGCGTACTATAACTAATGCTAAGTGGGTACAATTAAGTGGTAATGGTAATCCTGCTTTAGTTAAAGTTTCTGGTAGTAGGAAACCAAGGAAATCCAGAAGTGCTGTTGCACCAAGAAAACCACGAGCTGCAAGGCTTTCTAAATCAAACAGGCAGGAGTTCAATGTGCTTTATTGGGGAAAAACATCTGTTAGAATTAAGCCTAAACATTTCTTTAGGGATACTTCTATAGCAGTTAAATCATTTATTAAAGATAAATATCCTAGAGCATTGCAAAGGGCTTGGGATGCTATGTGGACATCTTAAAACAAGCATTGTACTTACGGGGAATTCACATGAATACTGCTGATGAATCGAATGATAAAGTTTGGAAAGGGTATGTAAGGGCGAAACTAGAAGAAATTCATGCTGATTTATCATTCTTAAGAGATGGCAATAAAGATCAGACTACAGCCATTTCAAATAATTCAAAGGATATATCTAGCTTGAAAGCAAAAGTCACATTATTAATCACTTTAACGATACTAATCTTAGGTGGTTTGCTGGGCATAGCATATAAAGTAATTGGTGTTGGAGGCTAATTTGGGAATCAAAAGTGATATTTTAGATAATATCATAACAACTTTAGAAAGCATTAGTATTGCTACTGGATATACATTAGACATTAAATCTGTGAAGAAGATAGCATTGCCGACTGAAAAGTTGAATGCTCAAGAAAGAATATCTTCATGTTTAGTCTCTTTTGCAAGAGAAACTAAACTTAAAGATAATCAATTCGCAAATGATCTGATGTTCAATGCTATTGCTCTTTTTGCAATAAGAACTAGTATGGATAATGTGGCACAGAATGTCTTTCTGGATTTCATGGAAGATATTGAAGCAGTCTTGTCTAAAGATGGAAGTCGTGGTGGTTTAACCGGTGATTCATACATTGTAAAAGAAACATGGATTTCAGATATTGATATGGTAGTGACTGAAGAATTCAGCCAAGAAGCAATACAAGAATGTATATTGATGGTAAATGTTAGTTATAGCTATATACCGCTGAAATTAAGTGGTACTTCAGATAGATTAGGATAATTTAGATAAGGAGGAACGCAAAATGTTACAGATAAGCACAGTTTCCGCAAAGGGTTATAGGACACTTCAAACCCCTAGTGCTGTGAAGTTTGGAGAGACTCAAACTAATGCTAATAATTATCACCCAACGGCGATGGGATCTTCTGTTGTTAGTGTTGGGTTGATAGAGGGACCGGTTTCCATTAACCAGAACCCTGAAATTCAAGAACATCGAAGTGACCAATTGTATAATCCATATGAGGCTAAGATGGCTGGATTGGGTTATCAGGTTGAGTTTAGCCTTGATCAGTACGATGTATATAACTTAGCGCTATATTTGTCCATTAACGATAGTGAAGTGGACGGAGAATCTATACTATCGTTGAGAGGACGAGAATATTTTAGTGACCTCAGATGTATGGAAATAGAAACTGATGCGCCAAGAGTGGATACTACGGTAGGTCTTGGTAGCCAAAATTGGCAATTCTGGAAAGTCAGGGCATTTAGCAATGGTGCTGTAGAGTTTGGAAGAGGTACTCAAACTCGCCAGCCAATGATTGTATATTGTTTGGCTAATGACCTTGACCAAGTAGGAGAAGTAGTATTTAGCGCTGAGTATGGCATTGCACCTGCTTATGGTTAAAAGATAGATAAGCAAATATATATTGTTCAGAATTTTATCTTATAAAATTTCATATGAATATATATTATTCAGTTTATGATGCTTTATTCAATATAAAGAAGTATAGATTTGGTGATAAACCTAACCAATCCACGGGTTGGGGTAAGTTCATTGAAAACACATTTCAGTATTTACAAGAGTATGGTTATGAAATGGTTGAAAATATAGAGGAAGCTGATGTTGAATTATTTCTGGGTCAGCCTCCTCTTAAACTTCATCCATCAATGACACCCAATGCTATATTTACTATGTATGAATCATCTAAATTACCTCAATCATGGGTTAATTCATTGAATAATTGGGATTTAATAATAAACCCTAGTGAGTGGGGATGTAAGTGCTTTAAAGATAGTGGTGTTAGTACTAGAATAGATAAGATTCCTTTATGGGTAGACCCTTATTTTGAATACAAAGAGAAAGATATAAGTAATCAATGGACTTATTTATCAATGGGAGTCCAGCTAACTGATAGAAAGAATCAATTGATGATTGTTAATCTCTTTAGGAACGGGAAAATGCCAAATGATGCAAAGCTGATAGCTAAAACTACTCCAGTAGACCATAATAATATGGATTGGCATTTTGTCGATAGTGATAATAATGTTCATTTGGTTCAGAAAGATATGACTGTGGAAGAGCTTAGAGACTTAATATATGATGCTCATGTTTCCGTTAATCCATCTGGTGGTGAAGGATTTGGATGGATACCATCTGAATCAATGCTATCTGGTTGTTGCACAATTCTAAGTGATTTCTCAGCATTAACTCAATTATGTAGCACTAAATGTAATCTTCCGTTAAGATGCAAGGAGATTCAATCTCCATACAATAAGCTATATGGTACGATTGGTGAACCAGATGAAGAGCATTTATTAAAATTGATGCTATGGACTTATGAGCATAGAGAAGAAGCACTAGCACTAGGGAAAGCATCTTCAGAATGGATTAATCATGACTTTTCAATTGATAAGTTTTGTAGCAGATTAAATGCTACATTGACATTATTGGTTAATGAGAAACAAAAAAGAATATTGAATGTGGATGAAACAAATTATATGAAAGACAGCTTCGCCCCTAGCGGGAAAGACAGTTTCCAGTTGCCTACAGAAAAAATAGAACATAGAATGGAGAAATCTAGGTGAAGGCATTAGTTAGCTTACATAAAACAGAAGAACCGCATGTTTGCTTAGTGTTAGTTGATATTGAGAAGAAAGAAATAGAAAGAACATTTACTTTTAATGATTTTATAGACTCAAAGCATTTCGAAAGAGAAGATGGTTTAAAAGGGATTAGAGGTATTACTTGGGACAATGATGATAATTTCTATTTTGCCACTTATGATAAAGTAATAAAGACTAATTTTGATTTAAGAAATCAAGAAATAATATTCAATGGAATAGATATACATCAAATTGATTGGATTAAAACAACATCTGGGGTAGAAGGATTAGGAATTTGCAATACCAATCAAAACTCTGTTATATTTCATATGCTAGATGATGTAGCAATGCTTCATATAGGTTTAGATGGATTAGTAGAAGATGCTAATCATATCTGTTCTCTGTTTTACAACAATGGTCATTGCTATTTTGTTTATCATAATCATCTTCGAGGTGGATGGATTGTACGAAGTGATGACCAGAAAATATATACAGGCAATTTGTTTCAACCTCATAACATTTATGTATCCAATAATGAAGAGATTATGCTTATTTGCAATAGCAGATATAATTCAGTGGTGAAAGTTAGTGATAAAAATGACAAAGAAGAGCTTATGCTTAGTGCTTATACAAGAGGTTTAGCGTTATCTCCAGAAGGCAATATGCTAGTTGGCGAGTCAAATAGAAGTAGTATACCTTCAATATCTATTATTGATTATCATTCATTTAGAAGGATAGACCAGATTGTTTTAACTGAGATCGATGATAGAATTCAAGGTGAAATCTTTGATATTAGATTATTAGAAAATGATTTATGTATGAGTAAAACAATGATTAAACTAAACTAATTAAACCACAGAACACACTGAATACACTGAACTGACAAAAAACAAAACAATAAAAAATAATTCTTAATTCTTCGTAATTCTTTGTATTTTCAGTGTATTCAGTGTGTTCTGTGGTTTAATAGTAATATATGAAAGGAATTTATTAATTCTCATGGCGCGAGAAATTTTGTACACGTTGGTAATACCAACGTTTAATAGTGAAAAGATGTTAAAGAATCTTCTTGAAGATATATTTCGAGAAAGAGATTTATACCCACCTGCATCAATTATCATAGTTGATGATTGTAGCACTGATGATACAAAATACCTACCGAAGTTCTTTGACTCCGAAGTAATCTCTGTAAACTATATGAAACTGGATAAACAAGTTGGTCCCTTATTGGCTGAAAAGGCTGGTATAGAGCAAGTTGATACAGAAATATTCATATCAATTCATGCAGATACTAGATTGAGCATGCAGAACATAAAGATAAGTGAGCATCCGTTAGATGCGCTTGCTTGTTATCTTTGGAAATCTAGGCATGAAAGAGATGAAAAGACTTCTGTTGTAGCACCTTGGACTTTACAATTATCAGCACAATACCTTGTTCAAGGTGGACCTAGAGCTTTAAACAATGATACATGTCCTTTTAGTATGCAACGCAATTTTGGATTTCGACCATTATTAAAAGTGCCTCGTTCAAAATGGGAATCAGTATTATCAACTGATGCGTACTGTTACAGTATGTTTACGGAAGATTATCATGAAGCAGGTGGATTTGATGAAGAATTCTCACCATATTTCTTCTATCATGATGATTTGTTTGCTAGAGTTAGAGAAAAAGGACATAAGATTATAACAACTACTCAAAAGGTTGTATATCACCCTAGCACTAGCAATCATAAAACAGATTTATTCTTATCAAAGTCTGACCCTGATTTATTTGAAAAGAACTTAGAATACTTCATATCTAAATGGAAAGATAATGACTTATGGAAATGGAATGCTCAATTGGATATTGTCCAAGTCCAACAAGTCACAGGAGGGTGGGCAGAAAGATAAATGCTACCTGAAAAAGGACTTATAGTTTCATGCTATATGCATTCAATGACACAATGTACAAAAGTTCTCATAGATACAATATGGGAAATTGATGAAGTTAAGACTTTAAGGATAGAAGGTATAGATAATATCAATCATGCAAAGAGATTAAAAGATATTAAGCATAAATATATTATTGGTCTCATTAAAGATAAAGAAAGAGAACTAGCAGGTCTGCCTTATATTAGTGCTTCCATTGATGATATAAAGCGCTTATGTGATTACTCTGGTGCTGATATGATAGCTATTGATAGCAGAATTTCTGGGCATGATGAAGAAGAAAACATTTATGACTTATACGAAAGTTCTGCGTTACCAATAATGGCTGATATTAAAGAAGAAATAGAAGCAGAAATAGCATTTAATTATGGTGCTAGTATTATTGCTACAACCTTTCTTAATAAAGGGTTTGATTTAGCGAAGATCCTAGTTAAAGAAGGCTTTCCTGTCAACATAGAAGGTGGGCTGACTAGTTATAGGGATATTAGACGCGCAAAGAATATTGGTGCTACCTGGTGGACTGTAGGACGTGCTATTCATGATGTGAAGACAATAGTAACACAATTTGTGTAATAAATTTGCTAGTTCCCGATAGGGGCGAAGCAGTAGTTCACAATTTCTATAAAGGAGTTTCTTGGTAAGACAATGGCTGAACAAATTGATAGTATAAACGAGAGCGCTGGGCTTGACAATGCGATTGCAGATGAAGCTGATGCTAGTATAGATGCTATGAAAGACTTAGCTAATAGAAAACAAGCTATAAATGAAGTTATGGCTAACATTCCTATTGAATTTGAAGTTCATGATAAAACATTGCAAATCCATTCTAAATCAGCAAATAGAATGGTGATAATAGATAAAATCATTGGTGAATTACAATTACTTGGCGAAGAAGAAATTGAATTCCCTGAATTTGAAGAGGATTTATCAGAAGAGAAACTTAGAGAACAACGTAATGAATTTATGATTAAAGTTGAAGAGAAGAATGCAAAAATTCGGGAGAAGACATTTAAAGTTATTTTCAATATAGTTAATCCTATACTTGATAAACCTGAAGTATCTATTGATTGGTTAATGGAACATTTAGATATAACTGAAGGTGGAACTGCTAATCAGATAATGGATGCTTATAATGAGAAATGTAATCCTGGCTCCTTAATAAAAAAAATCCTGATGAGCAGGAAATTCTAGAAGCAGACGCAGAGTTTGGATTCCTTGATTATCAAGGGAATAAAGAGGAAGAAGATTTATATGCCCTTCCTAAATTAGTAGCATCTATCTGGGAAGCTACTCATTGGACACCTGAAGTTATTATGAATCAACCTCTAGCGCCCCTACTGATGGTATTTGATCAACTCAAAGATCATTCTGATGAGGTTCAAACAGGAAGTAGTGGCGAAGTTCCAATAGAGCAATCTCTAGCAGGCGTTTTAGCACAAGGACCACCTGACACTTGGGAAGAATAAAGAGCAATTATCAACTTCCGCTTCGCCCCTTACGGGAACTAGCAAAGTTATTCCATAACTTATGATAACTCTAATATTAAGCAATGCTTTCTTAATAACATCTCAATTTTTATATAGTGAACGTGAAACCAGATTTACTGTAAGCCTAGATCATTCAGAATTTATAACTGGTTCTGAAGAAATGATGAGAAGTATGGATAGGTTTCATGTTAGCACTGAAGAAGTTTTTGAATCATTATCAAATAGCTCTGTTAAATTAGATGCTACTTTATCGGGTTCTCTAGAATCTCAGACCAGGCAATTAGAGAATTACAAAGGAATAGTTCGTTCTGTTGAAGCTGCTATAAGTGGTTCTGGTGAGCAGATAGAAGAAGCATATATGGATATAGCTAGAACCGCTCAGGAAGCTGCTAGAACAGGTGCTACAAGGCTAGTTTTTGATGTTGAAGGTGCTAGAGTACAGGTTGATTTATATAAGAGAATAATTGATGATTTTCTTGCTACTATTTCTACTTTATCCGCAGGTGTGAAATCTGGTTCTGTTACAACGAAAGAAGCCGCTACATCGATAGCTAAATTTGGGGCAGCATTTGTGGACATTCTACCATCTGAGTTTCTTGATCAATTAAATAGAACTAGAATGTCTTTACGCGAGACTACAATGACTACCGACCAAGCAGCTAAAAGGATTGGTGAATTAGGTTCAGCAATGAAGGAAGTTGCAGCTAAAGATGTAACATTTAGATTTAAAGTTGATCCTGAGAATATCAAGCAGGTTAGAGATGTACAAACAGCGATTGGTCAATTAGCAGATGAATCTAAAACTTCCATATCAAGTCTCTCAACTTTCCTTCAATCCTTACCTCAAGATTTCCCTCCTGTAGCTAATGCTTTTAAATCTATAGCTACAGAAGCTGGCAATATTGAAGCTACTTCAGGTGCTTTTGCTGTAGTAAACACATCATTAAATAAATTGAGACAGACTAGCGATGAAATAACATTTAGTTCAATTCAAGCTGAATTAGAAAGATTATCTCAAACTCAAGCTGGTCAAGCTGTTGCTAAAGATTTGAATCGAATCATTGAAGTTGTGAGAGAAAAAACAGTTATTGAAACATTTGCTGAATCTATTAGAGATATATCTGTTGATGTAACATCAATAGAGGACTTACGTAGTGCAGTTAGCACTTTATCAAATCAATTTGCACAAGTTCCTGGAACTCAAAAATATATTAGCTCATTAGAACAATTCATTGACACCGCTGAAGAAAGTAAAGTACCGATAGATACAGTAAGAAAGAATATATTTGATTTGTCTAGGACTGTTTCAGCAGGGCTTAAACCTGAAAAAGCATTAAGTGATATAGAATCATTAACTAGCACATTAGGAGAACAATCTCCTGCTATTTCTAAAGTAAGAGATGAACTCCGTCAACTTTCCACATTAAAGTTAGAGACACCTGAAGATATTAACAGATTTACAGCATCAATTGAGAATATTAAAAGAAAACTTGATTTTACTGATACTACAAAGCAAGCATCAGCCTCTGTTGGCAAATTCACTGATTCACTTGCTATTGTTGATACAGATCCAGTAATATCCGAATTGGATAAATTAACTGATAAGTATCAATTTGTAAGAACTACTTTCCAAAAGGAACTTAATGTCGAAGGTTTTGCTCAAACTCAAGAAGCAATAAAGGGAGTTATCAAGGAAGCTGAAGAAGTCAATAATATAAGACCAGTCTTATCAGGTCTTAGAGATCAAATAGATAATCTTCCGCCTGCTTTATCGGGTGTTGCTCAAGGTTTCACTCAAGTTGTAGCTACTGGGCACAAATTAGCTGATATCGGAAGTACCGGACGCCAGTTATTAGCTTTAATGGAATCGTTAAAGACTAGTGGCGTTACTTCATTTGAAGGAATTAATAATGCTTTAAATCAGCTAATACGCTCAGAACATCTATTTGCCGATGGTTTGCAACCATTGAAGCAATCTTTAAAAGGTGTTCAAGAAGAGCTTCTAAGAGAAGCTGACATTAGACAATTTGGAGAAGCATTAGTTTTAGCTGCTAAACAACCTTCAGCTAGCATGACAGATTTAGAAGGTAATGTTAAAGGAGTGCTAGATGCTTTTGCTGGCTGGACAAGAATTGAAGGTGTAACTGATGATGTAGCATCATTATTAAATGAATTAGGTAAAACTGAAAGTGTTCAGAAAGCTAGGCAAGACTTACTAGGGTTCGGAAGAACATTAACTGAAGGTGTTGGTACTGAAGAGTATATTGAGAAATTAAGTGATATAGGAGAATCTCTAGCGGGAACAGGAGAAGATACATCTAAGTTTACTTCAATCTTAAACAAATTTGCTAGTGCTAATATTAAAACAGCCGGAGATGCAGATAAATTAAACTCTGAAATCAAGAGAACTGCTAATAATCTTGAGAGTATGGGCGAAGAGACTAAAGCTGCTCAGAACATAAATAAACTTTCTGAATCAATTACTAAATCTAAGGTTGATAGATTTGGAAAAGATATAACCAAATTAACTGATAACCTAAGTTTAACCTCCAATTCTTTAGTAAGTTTCAAAGATAACTTATTGAAAGTTGGCAATCGTTATGAAGGAATGGCTCCATCTATTGGTAATATAAATAACCTCATTGGAGACTTTGATGATATAATCAAGGATTTAATTAGTGCTGGCTTGCCTCAGCTAGCAGGAAGATTTCAAGGCATTAGAGAAGAAGCACAAAAGAGATTAGGTCTAGCATTTGTATCTGAAGAATTAGAGAAAGTCAATAGCCTTCTATCAACAGGAGATATAGAAGATGCTGAACTGTCTATTAGAGACTTATCTTCCTCTACTCAATTATCTGCAAATCAATTCAAAGACCTTAGAAGCAATCTTGATATGCTTAGTGCTTCATTAGGGAAACAGAATGTTTTGGTTGAAGCTTCTTCTAAGATTAAGCAGATAATATCGAATAAGTCTATCTCTTCTGTTGAAGAATTAAGGGAAGAATTAAAAAAGGCTAGAACCGAGTTTGAGAATACAAAGGGCTTAGAAGAGTTTAATGAATCTTTAGGTGATGTGATTGAAACTTCAGAAGAGTTTAAAAAGATAGACCATTTTAGGAAAGCATTGCATGGTTTAACTACGATAAAAACAGATGATATTGATGTAATTCAATCGTCATTAAAAGGTTTAGGTGATGAAGCTAAGAAGGATGCTAGATCTATTGAGGATTTAGTTGAAGATTTAAGGAAATTAGGTGTATCTCCTTCTGGTTTAAAATCAATAGAGAAAGCAGAAGAATCATTAAGGGGAATTCATGGAACTGCTAGAAAGAAACGAGTTGTAGATCAATATGCTAAATCAGTTGAGAAAACAGCAGACAAGTTAGATAAGGCTTCAACAGGTGCTAAGAAGTTTACTAAATCTCTTGGTGACATTAACAAGAATGCAGGTGGTATGAGGAAGTTGTTCTCTGGTCTTGATGCTCAAATGTCAAAGCTACTTATTAGATTTGGTGTCTTTGGCATTGTAAAGAATGTATTCAGAGAAGTATCACAAGCTATAGCAGGAGCTACAAGGGAAATATATACGCTTACTAAAGAGTCAGCTAAACTTCAAGATACTTCAACAGCATTTAGAGTACTAGCATCTCAAACCACTAGCGCAGAACTAGCATTAGCACAAGTACGCTCTGCTGCGGGTGGGGTTATAGATGAATTTGAATTGATGGCTAGTGCTACTAGAGCAGCAATAGCAGGTTTGCCAGTTGAAAGAATAGATGATTTTATGAGAGGTGCTAGAGCACTAGGTCCTTTAGTTGGAAGAGATATACCAGAAGCCTTTGATAGATTGACTAGCGCAGCAATTAAGCAAGAAAGGAGATTACTAGATGAATTAGGTATTGTAATAAGAGCCAATGATGCTTACAAAGAATATGCTAGAACCCATAAGACAACAGTAGCAGCTTTATCTGCAACTGAGAAGCAGATGGCATTTACAGAAGCAATCATAGCATCAGTGAATGAGAAGATTCTAAGATTAGGTGGTAATTTAGATCAAGCTCAAAGACCATTCCTTAGATTTGAAAGTGCGTGGAAAGACTTGAGAATATCAATGGGAGATTGGTTAAGCGAAGCACTAGCTGTCCCTGATGTCTTGAGTTCACTTACTAGGTTAATGAAAGACTTTTCTTTCTCATTAGCCGATGCTTCAAAGCAATCAGCCATTCTTGCGGCTAGCACATTAGAGGCATATGAGAGTTTTAAGAGATATAGCGATGAATTTGCTGGTTCAGTTCCAAGATTAGTTAAAGAAGCACAAAGACGAATAGAGATTACCGAAGACCAAACATCTTCTATAGCTGCTCAATATGATGCTGAAACTAGGTTAGCAGAGATTGTTAAAACACTTAGTACAGCATTTCCCAGTCTTGCTCAAGCATTAAAAGTTGATGTAGCAGGTGGTTTAAGAGCGGTAGCTGAAGAATCAGCGAAACTAAGACAGACTTTTCAATCCCTTTCTGTAACAAGAATGGCTGAGGCATTTCAAGTATCTATCAAAGCATATAAAGAGGCAAGTGCATCATTATCCGTAGTCAGAGAAGAACTTGATTTATTAACTGCTGCTAGAAATAAAACGATAGAAAAAGCTACTCCCGAAGAAATAGCATCAGTTGATGAAGCTATTAAAAAGTATAAAGAACAAGCTAAGGCTATTAGAATGGTCTCATTAGTAATGTCAGCAATTCCAGCACAACAAGCAATCAATTTATCTTCAACTGAAGCAAATATCAAGGCATCAACAAGGCTAACTTCTGCTTTTATGGAAGAGCAAGTAGCAATGCGAAGCCAAACTGAGATTATGGAAGCGCTCATAAAATCTAATATTGAGTTGGAAAACATTACGGCAGAAAACTTCTCGAATGTTTTTGATACAATAGATGCTTATGAAGATTATAAGGTAACAACAGCAGATGTAACATTGGATCAATTCTTGATGAATAAAGAGTTAGAAACTACAGTTTCATCGTTTGTAACTTTTGCTGAAACTTTAGGAAGTGCAACAGATAGTTCTGAAGATTTTAAGAAAGGAATAGTTGATTTAAGCAAAGAATTTGATAAGATTAGAGCTATAACAGGACTTACTAATGAAGAGCTTGAAGAACATCATGAATTATTAAGAACAATTATAACTGATTTAGCAGATGTTCCTCCGGCAACGAAAGAATGGGAATCAATATTTAAGCAATTTGAAACATTGACTAAAACATATAATAAGTTCCGTACTCAATTTGAACCTACTGAATTCCTTATTGATATTAAGCCTTCTGAAAAATCGAAGATTGAATTGAAGAGAACGAAAGCTGAATATAAAGCATTGTTTAATTTGCTTGCAACGGGAATAGAATTTACAGGTGTTCCTGCAGATGAGACAAATAAGACTGTTGCTGCTCAACAAATGCTGAATGAATTATTGGAAGACCAACAACGTTATATTCAACAAATAGCAACTGGTGAAACTAATCTAGCTAAGAAAACATTAGAAAGTATAGATGAAAGACTTGAAGTCTATAAACTAGATAAAACTCAAGTTGATGAATTAAATATCTTATCTAATAAACAATTAGAAATTAGGAAGCAAGAATTATCCATCAATAAACAAATAGCTTCTGAAAAGGTAGCGCTAACTGAAGAATCTATTGCTAATATTAAAAGGGAAACAAAGAATCAGATTGATGCTTATAAACAAATCATTACTAAAAGAGAAGCATTAGTATCATCATTAGACTCATTAGACATTTTATCTTATGAATTAGAATCGAGATTAAACAAACAAATAGCACAAGACAGAATTATGCTGCAGAAAGCCGAATGGTCAGATGAACAAAAGAGATTGAAGGATAAGATTAAAAGTCAAATAGCATTTGCTAGTACGATGTCTAATATAATGAATAATCTAGTTGGTGCTAATAAAGAAGCAGTTATTGATATGCTAGCTGATGTATCTGAAATGGGCACTGAAGCATTTAAACTAGATATTAAGCCTGGTGATGAACTATCACCTGAGAAGATTACTGAAGCGTTTGCTAAAATTAAAGATATAGACATTGATATACCGGGGTTTAAAGGACTTGGTGAGCAAACAACAGCAATGGTCGATATGGTTCTGACCACTTTATCAAGTATGCTTACTCAAGTTGGTGATGAAACAACTAAAGTTACTGAGAAAACAATGTCACAAATGGAAGATATTATGAAGGAATATCTTGTGGCACTTGATGCTGGTGTGTCAGAAATAGCAGCAGTCAACAATGCATTCCTGAGTGAAGAACAATCTATCGAAAAGGAACGTACCAAGAATGCTATTGCTAGCCTGAAAAGACAACTTTCCTATGAAAAATCAAGAGTTAGTTTTATTAAGAAGGCGAATAAGGATATTTTAAGCATTGAGAAATCATCTAATAAAGCAACTATCGCATCAAGAGTTAAAGCATTGAAGATTGAGTTTGATGCACTTGATGAAGAAGTTAAGAAGAATAATGAAGTTCAGCAAGTTGTTCAAGACCATGCTATTGCTGCTCATGGACAAACATCTGATATTAATCTTGAGAATACAAGAGAATATCTATTGAAGATTAGACGTGCTACTAAAACTTCTCAATTATTAAAAATAAGAGATGAATATGATATTGAAGAATTAGGTGAAATTAATAAGGATAGATTAAGAGGTGAGTATGCTAATCAATTTAAAAGCTTATTAGATAAAGAGATTGATGTAATTGAAAACAATATCAAGAAGAGACAAGGTCTAGAAGAAGCTGGTGCTATCAATCGTATCAATGTAGCACGAAAAGAAACAAGACAGAAAATAGAGGAGCTCATTAAAGTAGCACAAGCTGAAGGTAAACCTGATGAAGTTAAGCGTTTACAAGAGTTATCAATTGCTAGTCAAGAGATTGCTAGTAATAAGATTACTGCTATTATTGCAAATGCTAGTCGTAAGAGAAGAATGGAATCTCTTAAATTACAAAAAGATGTTGCTGGTAATGAAGAGAAACTAGCACGTCTAACTATTGATGCTCAAATGGATGCTTATGCAGAAACCAATCAGAGATTGAATGATTTAGCTCAAGTTCAGAAACAGAAGCATCTAGAAGATATATCTAGGCTTCTTGAAGCAACTGATGTTAATAAGGAAGAATTAGATAAGAGAAGTGCTAGTCTGAAAGAAGTGCTTACATTAGAATCAGTTACTAAAGATAATCTAGCCAATGCTGATGTGCTTAGAGAACAATTACTCGCAGAAGCAATTAGGAAGATTAGAGAGAAAGAATTTAATGAATATCAATCGATAATGAGTGCAACTTCTGATGTCCTTGGTGAGACTTCTAAAATAGCATTTGAGATAAATAAGAATCTCATTGTATCTAATGCTGCTGAAAGAGAGAAAGATTTAGAACATGCTAAGAATATCGCAGTTAGGAAGATGCGCCGTGAAACTGATGTGCTAGAAGAACAACTTAAGAAAGAATTAGAGATTGAAGCTGACTTTGAAAGAAAAAGGCGAGCGCTTAGGACAGCAACAGATGAAGAACTATTAGCAAATGTCAAATCTCACAATTCAGCAGTTGCAGAAAGTTACCTTGAAACATTCAACATCATTATTGAATCCTTTAAGGCTTTCACAGAGTTGATGATTACTGATGATGCTGAAATGGTTGAAGCTAGAAAGAATACTCAAGTGACATTCTGGAGAGATCAACAAACTTTAATTAGAAAGAATTCTGATAAAGTCATTAAATCAAATCAAGATTTGGCAGATAAATTATTAGAAATTGATATGAAGTCTAGTGAAAGAAGAAAGTTAGTGATAAACTCTCTTCTCGATGTAGCGCAGAATGCTGGCAAAGCTGTAGCTTCAGCTTATTCAGGTGATATAGCTGGTACTATAACTAGTACGATTGGAATGATACAATCTATCAATAGGATATTTGATGATGCTAGCAATCGAAGAAAAGAAGCTCTAGAACATGCTAAAGAAGAGTTTAAAGCACTTAAGAGTGAATGGAGAGCAGCAGGAGCTGAACTAGGTAATGCTGTAGGTCAAGCAATAACTGACAATTTAGATGTTGATTGGGATGAATTAGTCAGGGGATTTATGCGAGCAGCGGTTGCTAGTCAATTAGGTTCAGCATTTGCTGAGATGTTTGGTCCTTCAATGGATATGATTAAAGATTCATTAGCAGGTGCAGTTGGAAGAGGTGAAAGATGGGATAAATTAGTTGAAGATGAAGTTACTGGTGCGCAAAGGTTTATTAATCAATATGAAAAGGTGCTATTAACTCAAGGTAAAGTAACTGATGAATTCTTAAGAGATAGATTTGGTACTGATGTGCTAGAAAAGATAATAGAACCTTATAGAAGAGGAGTGCCTATTGAAAAAATAGCTAGTGATGTAGCTAAATCTAAACATGGTTTCCAATCATTAGGTAAAGGATTAGATGATTTAAACACAACTTGGACTGAGATGGAACCTGAAGCTAGAGAAATAGCACAAAGATTTAATTCAATGTTAGGTATCTTTGAAGAAGCAGAAGAGAATGCTGGATTAAGAACATTACGTGCTATTACTGAACCACAAGCTAATCAAATCATAGTGCTACTAGGAAGACAAGTTGACCATTTAGCTATGATTTCATCTAATACGACAACATTAGTAAAGAACTTAGGAAAGAAAGAAGAAGCACTTCCTCAGCCTATTGAATTACTAGCACCTCAGATAAACAGTGATATTATACCTAATAAGATTCAGACCATAAATCTTGCACCTCAAATAATAAATGAAGTGTTATTTGAACCCAAGATTGAACCTGTAGTGTCTTTTAATCCTAATATCATTAATGAGATAGATGTTCCTGAAATTAACATATCTCCTCATATAATAAATGAAGTTAATATACCAGACATAAATGTTATTGTGCGCGCTGGGCTTGACAGAGAAATAGATTTATCACAAGGAACTTTAGCACGACTAACACCAGCAATTAACTATAATCTCATTCCTGATAAAATTGAAGTAACACCTATTATTGATATAGAACCACAAATCCTTCTAACTCCTAATATTATCAATAAGGTAGAAGTAGAAGAATCAATGGAAACACATGAAATAAGTTTTGCACCCAAAATAACTAGTGAAGTATTATTTGATCCTCAAATTGAACCTATTATATCATTTAATCCTAATATTATTAATAAGGTCGATGTTCCTGAAATTAGCATATCTCCCAAAATAATAACAGATATATCCCAAATTAGTGTGGTTTCGCCAATAGATTTATCATCAAGAACTATAACTCAGCTAGCACAGCTAACTCAAATAACTCCAATAGCGCCAGCAATTAACAATAATCTTATACTTGACAAGATTCAGGTAGAACCTATCTTTAATTTCGAACCTCAGCCACAACCATTACCAATTCTTATTGATAAAGGAGAAACGCCTGATATATTTTTGACACCTAATATTATAAATGATGTAGATATACCTGAAATTAATGTAGCGCCACCACAAATGCCGTTCATAAACCTTGCACCTGAAATAATAAATAAAGTATTGTTTAAGCCCAATATTATAAATGACGTTGATATACCTGAAATAACAAATGAGGTTGATTTATCACAAGTTAGGTTAGTTACACCAAATATTATCAATAGAAATGAGATTAACATTCCAGATATAGATGTAAGTTATATCATAGATATTCCAGAAGTTTTAATACCTGAAAGTGTTGATATATCGTCTGAATCTATAGCTCAATTAGCACCCGCGATAACAACTCCCCAAATACAATTTGTTGAAAGAATAACTCAACCTATTATACAAAAACAACCTGAATATTATCCTAGAGAAGAAGAGTCTAGATCAGTACTTAGTGAACATAAAGAAGAGATTAACATATCAATTAACATCAATGATAGAACTGTTGTTAGTCAAGATGGAATGTTAGTTGATGCAGTGTTACCTTTATTGATGGAAGAAGAGAGTAAAATGAAGATGCGAAGAGAAAAAGCTACTGGCAGAAGAGTGTTTAGTCGAGCTAGAGTTTAATCAATACTAGCATGATTGTTTGGATTACCTTTAAACAAAGGATATTGCTTGTTGATAATCTGATAGTCCTTCGTCATAAGCATCTATTTTGATTAATCTAATGGTTGATAATTAACAATAATAATAATTAAATAAAAAGAACATTGGATATGCACACATCAATATATGTTTGTTTTAAAGATGACTCTAGCAAACGTTTATAATTCCTATTGTATGTGAATATCACATATCTTTCTTTTTTTAATTGTCAATCATTAACCATTAGTTGAATTAAGATATATAAGGTAGGACGTCGATGATAAGCATTATTTACCAGTAATCTTTGTATTGTTTGTTTAAGGTAATTCAAGTTAATTATTATAATATTGATATGTGAATACAAAGGTTTTATTGTTTAATTATTATTATAGTTAATCATCAACTATTAGATTAATCAAGATAGATACGTAGGACGAAGCGCTAACAGGTTATTAACAAACAATATCCTTTTTGTTTAAGGTCAATCAAACAAATCGTTGTAGTATTGATATATGAATATTAAATGTTTTTGTTGTTGTTTAATTAAATTAGTTCGCTAGTTTATTGTTAGTTTGTTTTTATATTCTTTGTAATGACAATCACTTATTACAGTTATTATTGTATCAGTGGACTGAGTTTAATGATTAGGTTTTTTTGTTATGCTCAAAAACAATGTTTTGTGTTGGTTGGTTATTTTGTTTGCCAAACTAAACCAAGAACCGAAATGGTGGGTGTAGATTGTAACGTAATACTATTATAAACCATAGAGTTTTTTGCGCTGAACTCGCTGTAGCGCTGACTATCATTAAAGTTACCCCTGTTTTGAAAGTTGAGCGTTTCGATACTTCATTTGTTGTTGCGCGTATGCGCAAATAAGCCTTGTTTTTTGCTGATTTATATGGTATACTTGTTTATATTGGAAAGGAGTTGCTTATAATGGCAAAAACGGGCAATATACAGCAGATTAATCCAGAGACAGGTGAACTGAGTGATGTGCTATTACGTTTGGCTGATTACTATCCGCAAAATGGTATGGTGGTAATGGCTAATGTTCATGATGGAATAATAGAAACTGGAGATATTAAGATTTTTCCTCAGAAGAAAGATAGCATTCATAGTAAAAACGAGAACTTAAGTTATATTCCAGAAGAACTATTAGAGCATGGTATGCGGAATTTGAGCATTTATAAAGTTTATTCAAAGGTATTTCATTTTGAAGATCCAAAATTCTCAAAAGATAGCTATTATAAATACTGGTATAACATTTGTAGACACCTGCAAAAAAACACTAATATAATTATCAGTAGGAAACCAACAATCCATTTTATAAATGAAATCCAAGAATTTGAGAATATCTGTGATAGTAGCAAATATACGAATTACCGCTTCATCAAAGAATGTAAAAACAGGGGATTTATAGCTGAATTTCGTGTAGCAAACAAACGCGTATTTGTGGCGCATCCAAAATATGCTTTAAGTGGCAATCAGATTCCAGAAGTCCTTGCCCAACTTTTTGATAATGTCATTGGTAATATCACTGATGATGGTATAGTCGAGGACAATAATGATGAATAAATCATATAAGCAATATTTGCAATCTGATAAATGGGCTACAATTAGAAATGCTATTTATGATTAAGTGATGTATGTTATCAATAAATCCATTGTGATTCTAATAAATCTGTGCTATAATATCATCAGGAGGTATTATCTTGAAGAAATGGAAGCGATCCCGTTGCGAAATATGTGAACAATATTTTAGTTGCGATAAACATCATATTATTTCTAGAGCAGATAAGGGAAGTAATCAATCTTATAATATTGCGACATTATGCCCTTGTTGCCATAGGCTTTGTGCGACAGGTGAAATAGAGATAGTAAGGCGATATTTGACATCGCAAGGATTCATGCTAGAAACTGTACAAGAGAATCAAAGATATATTGGTAATAAAGCATTTAATCATCAACCTGAAGTTCAACAACTAACATTGTTTTAATCAATGATGGACATGGGGAGGTTTCCTAGTTGGCAAAGGATGTAGATTGTAGATCTGAACTACTGCTTCGCCCGACGACTTTGTCTTACGGCTGCGTGTTACGCTTCGAAGGTTCGATTCCTTCTCTCCCCACTTTAAACAGATATAATGTGCCTAATATCAATACTAAGCAATAGTTAATGCTATCTAAAGGTAATATCACTCAGATTTGATTCAAGCTGCTTACAATCTCACGTAGGCAGCATTTAACCTACAGGAATGATATATTATGTCTTATAGTGTACCAATTAAGAAAGGATTTAACTTATGGAGGTTATATAATAGATTATATGGATTTGGATACTTCTGGGATTTATGCCATCAGAAACAATATTAATGGGAAAGCTTATATTGGGTCTTCCGTTAATATGCATAGAAGAAGACGAGAACATTTCAGTAGACTGAGAAGCAATCATCATTATAATAATCATCTTCAGAATGCTTGGAATAAACACGGTGAGGGAAATTTCACTTTTGAAGTACTAGAACTTGTATCCGAAGGAAATCAATTAATTGACAAGGAAAAAAATTGGATTGATGAATTTTCTGAGTCAAGTTATAATCTCATAGAAGTAGATGGAATTCATTTTCGGCATTCCAAGGAAACAAAACAGCAGATAGGTGAGTCACAGCAGGGCAAAATAGTGTCCGAAGAAACAAAGCAGAAAATAAGAGCAGCACTTAAAGGCAAGACACCATCTGAAGAAACGAAGCGAAAGATAAGTGATGCTCAAAAAGGCAAAGTGCTCTCTGAAGAAACGAAACGGAAGATGAGCAAGAGTTTTAAAGGCAGAAAACATTCAGAAGAGACAAAGCAGAAGATGAGTAAGGCACGTAAAGGACTTAAAGGATTTAAGCATTCTAATGAAACTAAAGAAAAAATAAGGAAGGCTAACATTGGTAGAAAGCTTTCTGAAGAAACAAAGATAAAAATTAGTCAAAAGTTAAAAGGCAGAATAGTATCCGAAGAAACAAGAAAAAAGCTGAGCAAATCGCATAAAGGTAAAACGTTAGCTGAAGAAACAAAAAGACGAATGGGATTAGCTCAAAAACGAAGATTTGCAAGAGATGGACATCCTTGTTTAGGTAGACCTCGTACAGAAGAAACAAAGATAAAAATTGGACAGAAGTCAAAAGGGCGCAGACATACTGAAGCAAGTAAGAGGAAAATAGCAGAAGCAGCCAGAAATAGAATGTATCAAAATGATTTACAATTATTCTTGTTCTAATATAAGGAAGTGATATAATGCCCTATGCAGTGCCTATCAATGCTCCTGTTTCTGTGCGAATAGAACAGAAGGATATTAGGGAATTTGCGATGGAGTTAACGTCGTATCCATCAGAATTGTTATTTCCCCCAGTCAGAACTAGGCATGTCTCGATTGCAGGTAGACATGGTCAGTACTCATTGGGCGATATTTTCGATGACTGGAATTTTTCCCTAAACTTTGCAATTCATGGTACTTCCCATATCGATACGCTGGCGAAACTTGATGAATTTAAGCGGTGGATTGATATTGCTCAACATTATTCTGCTGAATGGCTAGTTGGACAACGAAGTGTAAAAGCACTTAAGTTTGAAATGGCTGGGCATAGATATTGGTACACTGAAGGTACTATAAGTGTTACTAATGGAAGCGCTACTATTACAGGAACTAGCACATATTGGTTGAGCTATGCTAAACCAGGAGTTGAATTCACAGTACAAGATGATCCTTCTACTGGGACTAGATATATTGTTAAATCAGTTGAATCTAACACATCTTTAACATTAACAACTACTATTGCGCGCGCTAATGCTTCAGGTTTAACATATGAGCTAGAAAGAAGAAGATATTTATTGGTTAATTATAATGGAACTAGCTCTATATCTCAAATGACTGGAGGTCACTTTAAAGATTATCAATATAATATATCAGTCTCTTTCAAATCTAACTATCCTTTTTGGATAGGAGATGAATTCGAGATTACTCAATCTTCAGTAAGTGCTGGTACATTTCTTAAATTAAGAGGTGTTGGTACTAGTGCTCATAATCCTATGTATCAAATTGTTGGAGCTGCTAGTTCTCCTAAGATAATTGCTAGTGATTTCTCTTTTAATGCTAGATTCTGGGGTAATGCTAAGTATCGTGATATAGAGAATCTTAATGATAAAGATGAAGCTACATTCTCTTATGACCAACAATTCATTAATGCTAAATATAATCAAGGTGTATCATTTAGAAGACTAGCTGGTGCTAGTAATTACCTTAGATTTCATGCTAGTATTGATGAAACTACTCCTTCAGCAGTTATCACTGACAGATTTAATGCTAATCAAGGAATGATAAGTCTCATATTCAAACCTTATTTCAATTATAACAGCATTATTGATGATGAACATTATCTCTTTTACATAAGTGCTAATTATTTCTTGAAATATGATAGAAGTGCTAGCAGATTCAAATGTCGATTTGGACATTCAAGTGATATAGTACTATTGTGTCCTGATTTTGATGCTGGTGACTTTTTAAACATCACAATTGGTTGGAATGATGGTGATAATGCCTTATTCGCTAGGTTAAGAAACTTAACAGGTACGACTAGTTCTAATACTTTTTCAATTGCGATAACAGGAGCTAATCCTAGTCAATATATCTATATTGGTAATGATAGCTCTTTAAAGAAACCTTGTAATGGTATACTTGATGATGTATCAATTTATGGCATTTATGATGCTGACTTTACTGATAACTTCAGTGCTTTTGAACGACATAATGATAGAGCTATGGATTATCTAAATGACTATTTGCTAGCACATTTCTTATTAGATGGTTCTGGTAACTTAGTTCAATCTGATAATCATGGATGTTGTAGACAATTAACATTAGTTGCTAGTTCTTATACATCAGGTACCAAGACATTTGCCTTTACAAAGAATGCTAATGAAGTCTTTCAATCAAGTGATAGAATATGTATATGGAGTTCAGGCAGCACTAATGTTTATTATGATACAGTCAGCACAATAACTAGCACTTCTATGGTTGTATCGACTGGTGGAGTGCTTACTTTAACAGGCACTATTTATGTATCAAGAAACTTATTAGCTGACTTCAATATGGAACTAGCTAACACTAGTTATTGGACTGCTAGTGGTTCATCCTTAGCCAAAGAAGTTACAACAATTAAGCAAGATGTAAGAAGCATTAAAGTAACGAATTCAGGTGCTGCAAATGGATTAGCTAGACAAACAGTTACAACTGTCTCAGGTCAATGCTACAAGGTTTCTGGTCTCTTTTACCCACCAAGTACCTTAAACAATGCTTCTTACGTCATATCATGTGATTTAGATGCTGATAAGAGCATTACAGTAACTCAATCTAATTTAACAGCTAGTGTATGGAATTATGTTGAATTGGTGTTCCAAGCAGATGATTCTAGTGTTACAATTGATTTCAGTGTAGGTTCAGTAACAAGCACTGAATATGGATATTGGGATTGTGTTAGGATGATACAGATGGATGGTGGGATTAGCAATGCTGGTATGGAAGATTTGTAGCTATCATCATTATTCATGTGCTATGAATTCATAAATTCTATGATTTGCCTTGACATTAGCCATTAAAATATGTTATTATTATATTATGGCTAAACATGGATTAGAAATAATTGATGAAGATACAGGTTATATTATAGAGAACCCCATAATAAAATTGAATGGTTCAATTTACAATGGTGATATAGAAAATCTTAGAATTAGTGCAAAAGTCAAAGAAGATAATACAGTAAGAAAACAGAACATTCAGATTTATAGCATTAAAGAAGAAGAAGTTATTGCAAGAGAACATGAAGAGTTTGGTAAATTTATGTTTGATTTAAACAATGGAAAGATATTCACAAAGACATATCAGACTGAAGATCCTGGATTTAGTAAGAAGAGTTATTATCAATTCTGGCATAGGCTTTGTTGTAATTTAGATAGAGATACGAACATAGTATATTGCAGAAAACCAGTTCGTCATCGTGTAACTCAAATAAGTGAGATTGCAAAGATTTGTGGTGGAAGTAATGTTACTATAACTAAGTTTATAAAGGAATGTTCTATAAAAGGGTTAATCGCTCGTTTTGAATATAAGAAAGAAAAGTTATTTGTTCTCAGCCCCAGGTATGCTCTCAATGGAAACAAGATGCCAATTCTGTTATATAATCTATTCGACGTGGATTAGGTGAGCAGCGTGTTAATACAAAGAGGGTTTTCCGATGCTCAATCCATCAAAGTCGTATGGTGATTGACTTTGAGGTGCTCTTGCAATTCATACCCTTTATGATTGAAATAATTCATTTAATTTAACACATTTACTATCTTTTGTCAAGTCACTAAATAATAATCACTGATTTATCAATTCATACGTAAGGATTTATATGTTTAAGTCTAAGAATGCTGCCTCTTTAAGATTGATTGATTTAGATATCAATGAACTTAATTATTCCATATTTCCTAAGAAGGAATGGTCAGAATTAGAATATACTAGTACTTTATTTAATCATATCAAAGAGCATGGAATACTTGAACCATTATTAGTAATCAATAATAGCACTGGATTAACAGTAACAATTGGTAATCATAGATTATGGGTTGCGAAGAAGTTAGGTATTGATGAAGTAACATGCTTAGTTGTTACACTCAAAAGGGATTTAGAAAGAACAGATAATCATCGAGTTAAGTTGTTTATGAAAGGTAAGCTGATTATAGATCCTTATTCAGTATTCTCAACTCCTATAGATTGGAGAGAATATCCTAGTGGTTCAGTTAGATATTATGGTACTAATTTTCAACATGGAGATATAGATGTATGGACAAAGACATCAGATTATGTTGGATTCTAACTAAAGATTTGTCTTATGGCGCTAAACCATCTGATACCAATACAGAATTTTATGATAAATTATTATCTAGTATTAAAAAGTATGGAATTATAGAACCAATTTTGGTAATAAATTTACCAGATAAATTATTAGTTAAGGTAGGCAATTCAAGATTATGGTGTGCGAAACAATTAGGGATTGATAAGATACAATGTGTTGTTGTTACATTAGAAAGAGATATTGATATAGTGGAAATACCTGAAGGTGAAATGATTACTAATATTCAATCTTTATTTAATTATCCTATAATGTGGATTGAAAGAGAAAATTACGTAGCTCTAAAATGTACACATTTTCATTTATCTGAATATGATGTGAGGTAATAAGAAATGGCTAATACATGGTCAACTGGTGGAAGTCTCAACACGGTTCAAGGAAATATTGCTGGTTGTGGCACTCAATCTGCTGGACTTTCGTTTGGGGGGGATTCCCTAATAGTTGTAACTGAAGAATATAATGGAACCGCGTGGTCAACTGGTGGTAATTTGGGAACTGGAAGACACGGTTTGGCTGGTTGCGGAACTCAGGCCGCGGGGCTGTCGTTTGGGGGAATAGATAGTGGTGGTCTGTCAACTAGAACTGAAGAATATAACGGAACAGCGTGGTCAACTGGTGGGAATCTTAATACTGCTGTGAAAACTCTTGCTGGTGCTGGTATTCAAACTGCCGGACTTTCCATTGGGGGTAATGATGGAGCTAATACCGCCAGGACAGAAGAATATAATGGCACAGTATGGTCAACTGGTGGAAATCTTAATACTGCTCAAGCAAATCTTGCTGGTTGTGGCACTCAATCTGCTGGACTTTCGTTTGGGGGTGGAGCGCCCACAACTAGGACCGAAGAATATAATGGAACCGCGTGGTCAACTGGTGGGAATCTGGGAACTGGAAGATTTTATTTAGCCGGTGCTGGTACTCAAGTTGCTGGACTTTCTTTTGGAGGACATGATGGTGTAAACCCATCGGTAGTTACAGAAGAATATAATGGAACTATATGGGGAGCAGGAGGAAATCTTGGCACAGCTAGATATCTTTTAGGTGATGCAGGAATTCAATCTGCAGGATTGTCTTTTGGAGGAAAAGACCCATCGGATTTAGTTATAACGGAGGAATATAGCGAGCCTCCATCTCCACCTCTAGCAGCAGGAGCTTATCTTTTTGGCAACTTAGCAGAGAAATATCTATCAGGAAATTTAATGTAAGGAGAAATAATGAATTATTTGCAGTCTCTCAATGAAATAGAAAATTCTAGCATCTTATCTCAAGATGAAGTATCAACACTTTCTGAATTATCAAGCAATTTAGAACAAAGATTTAATGTTGGTCAACGATTTAGAAGTAAATACGAAATGGAACATTCTGTTCTAATGGATGTTAAATATCCAACTCCTGATAGTAAATATTGGCAATCAGTAAGAGAACAGATGGTCTTCTTTGAGAATTTAGTTATACTAAGTTATGAATATAAGAAGAATTTAGCTAATCTTGAGATATTGAAATGTGAGAAAGAAGAGATAGAGATTGAAATTAAACTGAAACAAGGCTTAATCAAAAAGCCTAATCAACCTAAAAGTGCTTTAGATTTAACTATAAGAAAACTAAGTGCTCATTTGTCAATTAAAGAAGCAGAAATTGGTCAAGCAGAATTTACATTATTATGCCAGAAGAAAGTAGCACAAGATAGATTAAGAGAAGTGTTATCTTGGGAAGATATAATGGAGAAGTTAAAGCCTAGCATGAAACATGGAATTGATTCTTATGAAGAACATCAACCTGAAAGTAGCTATCAAAGATTCTATCAAGAAGCTAATATGATTGAATTTGCTCAAGGTGCTGGTCCTGCTGATGTTAGAAACATATTAGGACAGTTAGGAATGGCGGATAAAAGATTAAAAGAACAAGGAATTATACCAAGCATGGAAGATATAGATAATAAATCAATAACTTCTCAATCAAATGAGAAGTGAGGTGAAATAAATGTTTGAAGTGAAGAAAGGCGATGCATTTAAAGCATACTTCAAGTTGGTAGATAGCACTGATTTTGCAACACCTGAAAATGGTGTAGCTAATACAGGTGTGACCGGTGCTTATACCAAAAATGGCGCTGGTGCTGTCACTTTAGATATGGCAGCAGCTAACAGATGGACTGATTTAAGTGGTGATGTCTCAGGCTTATATGTGGTAACAGTACCAACAGGAGCCACTGATACAATAGGAGAATTGATTGTAGCAGTAATAGATGATGGTGGTGGTGTAGCAGGAGCAGCTAGAGTATTCAAAGTTGTATCTCATCCATCTGATGATATTTATAATAAGGTAAGTAACTTAGTAGCTAATTATGCTCCAGCAGATATGGCAGACGCTGTTTGGGATGAACTATCAACAGGACATACTGGTGCTGGTAAAGCAGGTCGTAAGATGTGGCATAAGGTTAGTCAGATACAGGCATCAATAGCAAATGTTAAAACTTCAGTAGCTCAAGCTAGAACTGACATTGGCAATCTTACTGATATTAATGCTGCTGCTGTAGAAGATGCTTGTAGCGCTGCTTTGGCAACTTGCAAATTGAAACAATTACTTGCAACCAATGCTAGTTTAACTGTTGGTTCCACTACTGTTAAAGTGTCTTCTGTAATTGGTAAGATGCTTAATAAGGCACCTGGTACAGCTTGGGCTTATGCTTTAGCAACTGATTCACTAGAAGCTCTCAGAGACAATCAAGCTGCTGCTGGTGGTGACTGGACTGCTAATGAGAAGACCGAATTTAAAGCTATATTAGGAATCAAGAATACAGGAACTCCTGGCGATCCTACTGCTGGAATATTATTTGATGATTTGTTAGATGGGAAAGTTTGGGATGTATTATCAACAGGTCATGTTGGTGCTGGTAGAGCTGGCAAGAGATTATGGCATAGTCTAGATGCTACTTCTAATGCTATTATAAATAACATAGATCCATCTGTTAATGCTATCTCTAATGCTGTGATCAACAATATTGATCCTAGCATAAATGGTATCTCAAATATAGTAGCTAATGATATTGACCCTAGTATAAATGGAATATCCAATGTAGTGAAGGGTATAAGCAATGTTGTTGCTAATGAAATAGAACCTAGCACTGATGTTATTTCTAATTATGTCAAGAATAACATTGATCCTAGTGTCAACGTAATATCTAATTATGTTAAAAACAATATTGACCCTAGCGTTAATGGAATATCTAATCTTGTCAAAAATGCAATTGATCCTGGCATTGATTATTTAACAACTGCTGTAAAAGGCATCTCTAATGCAGTAAATGGAATAAGTAATCTTGTTAAGAATAATGGTGTTGCAGTCGCTGGTACAGCTATTGCTAATGCTTCTTCGCATCTTCTACATCAAGCTCATGTGACAATTGGTGAAACTGGTGACTTCTCAACTGTTGCTGGCTCTTTAAGATTAGCTAGAGCAGGTGCTATTGGTGATTGGACTGTTGCTGCTGATGTGTTAACCATAAAAGATACCAATGGTGTGACTCAGAAAGCACTCACACTTTCTCCAGGTGGAGGTCCCTATACTGCTAGGGCATAAACAATGGCATTATCATATCAAGAATCAATCTTATTACAAGGTTTTGCTCCTTCTGGTGATTCTAGCAGTCAGTCATGGATTGTTACTAGAGGACTAGGTGTTGATGTACATCTATGGGTAGCAGATACTAATGCTGTTATCTCTGCCTCTGATGCTCATGCTGGTGCCTTTGGAATGCAAATTACAGCTTCGGCTGATGATGTTGGAGCATATCAGAATATAACTTTAACGTCAGGGAAATGGTATTGCCTAAGTGTATGGGTAAAGGTAACCGCCAGTGATTCTGCTGCCTTTGGAGTTAAAGTTACTGGTGGTGCTACAATTGCTCAACAAACTAGCATTACTGATACCACTTATACTAGATATTCTTTGCTATTTGAAGCTACTAGTACCAATATCACTATATTCCTTCATGCTGAAGATAATGGTGACATTGTATTCTTTGATGATATTACAATCGATATGGTTCCTGATATTGATTCATATCTTCAATTCTATAATAAGAATTATCTCTTTATGCCAACTAGAAGTGAACTAGGATTATTCGTTGACCAAAACACTAATGTCAAGTATGAAGAAGTTTATGGTAATGAGAATGCTTGTTCATTTGTTGCTAGGATATATCCAAGATTTGCTGCTAATGATACTAGTGGCGTTGACAGATATATCTTTAGACACTATAGCAGTGATAATGTTAATGATTATTTTGGTGTTTATTATGATGTCTCAGATAGTGATTGGGTATTCTACTGGAAACCTTCTGCTGGTAATTCAATAACATTGAGAACACAAGATGTACAAAGATTCCTAAGTGATACCTTCATAGAATTATCTGGTTGGATTGACACAGATGGAAGGGTGATTAATGGAACAACGTATTACGGTAAGTTCTTTGTGAATGGAATAGAAGTCAATTCAACTCAAACAGTACCTGCATCTATTCAAAACAATCTTGATGAATTGTACATTGGATCTCTTGGTGGAACAACTAACTTTGCAGAGTGTATCATTGAAGAAATAGCATTATTTGCAATTGCTCTAGAAGATAAAGAACTTATAGCTATATTTGATAATGAAGAACCATTATTGAATGTTAATGCTACATGGTCAGTCAATTATACGCTAGCTAGCAATGATATATTGACTTATGATGCAGCTACAGGTTCAAGTGAACTTTATGATGTATCAATAACTGATACAATACCTATTGGTCATTTGATACCATCTGGTGCTAGAACACCTAGTCTTCGAGGTGGAGAGAATGAAGAAGCTACATTATATTTTCCTGTAGCTATTGCTGGAGAAATAAGAGTTATATATCGTCCACATTGGCCATAATGAGACAGAAATGACTTGACAAACCATAGTAACATATAGTATACTGTATGTTATGAACTCAATAAAACCTGAATGTTTACAATCTCTGGATTCAGAATTTCGCCTGAAGTGTAGTGTTCATGGTTTGCTAGAGATTATGAAATATCCGCAGTTGGTAATTCATAATGAACATGGCGAGGATGGCAGAATGGAATTATTTGGTTTAGTAATTGATGCCAATAATAATTATCCCAAAGATGCAATTATTGTTGATAATGGCAAGTTGCAATATCATATAATGACTGAAGACTTATGTGAATATTTAGGAAAAGATGCTAGAGAAAATAATCTATAGTAAGATATCAAATAGTGCAACCAAGCTATCACAGTTGCCATAGAATATATTCTATGGAATATATAAGCAATCATCGAATACAATTACTACATATTGTTACTGAAGATAATTCAGAGAAATGTTTATGTGGTAGAAATCCTGATTTATGGTACGAAGCATATTGCAAACAGTGTCTATATGGAATAGAAAAATGCAGAAGTTAATAATACCAGGAGAACTTCCTGATTTTAATTCAATAATCGATGATTCCAAAAAACATTGGGCAGTATATTCTAAGCAAAAAAAGAAGCTTACATGGGATATTGCTTTAATCATTAAGTCTCAGAAGTTAAAGCCAGTTAGAAAATATCCAATAAAGATTAAGTTCATTTGGAATTGCAAAAATCGTATGAAAGACCCCGACAATATTTGTTCTGCTAAAAAATTCTGTATTGATGCTTTAAAAGAAGCACAAATCATCATTGATGATAGCTTTAAATATATCGCAGGTTTCACAGATGAGTTCTATATTGACAAAAATAATCCCCGAATTGAAGTTTTTATAGAAGAATAGTTTACCTATAAGGAATATAAATAAGTGTTAAAAGGAATAAGAAAATGGCGCGTGTTCCAACAAATGCTTCAGTATCTTACAAAATAAATGCTAGAGATTTAAGAGATATGGGAATAGAAGCTAGTGCTATTCCTGATGTGTTCATGCCGCCTGTGCTAGAAAGAAGACAATTAATTGCTGGACGTGCTGGGTCTAGAGATTTAGGTGGATATTATGATGAATGGTCATTGTCTCTAGCATGTGAGGTTCGTGGTTCGTCTCATAATGATGTTATCAATAAGATTGATTCCTTGAAGAATTGGATTGACCTTACGCAACATTATGTTGATGAATATCTAGTCAATAGACATGATGTTCCTACACTTAGATTCGAAATAGCTGGACATAAGTACCCTTACACCACGGGTACTGTGACAGTAACTAATGGGTCTAAGATAGTTACTGGTTCTAGTACTAAATGGTCTAAGTATCTCACATCTAGCGCTCAGTTTAAAGTACAAGGTGATGAAACACTGTATATCATTGATGCAGTGAATAGTGATACAGAGATAGTGCTTAGTGCTACAATATCTAGAGCTACTTCTGGTTCTTTAACATATGAAGCTGAAACAAAAAGAGCATTACTTGTTAATTATGATGGTAATTCTAGCATATCATCACCTACACATGCTCATTTCGTACATGAAGTATTCAATTTAAGCATTGGTTTTACTAGCACTTATCCATTCTTTGTTGGACCTAAGAAAGAATTCTCTAAACAGAATCCTAGTGCAGGTGAATTCATAGAACTTGAAGGTGTAGGTAATGCTGCATTCTCTAACTTCTTATTACAATTAATTGGTAGTTCTGATAACCCGCGTGTGGTTGCTGCTGAACATAGTTTTGTGTGTAGCTTTAATGGAGATACTGAGTCAAGGAACATATTAAATAATGCACATAGTCCTGCTACTGAAACAATAACTGGATATAGAGCTACTAGACAAGGTATGGGAATTATATTCTCTGGAGCAGGAGACCATTTAGAATATACATCCTTAGAGAGCAATGGTAAGGCTTTCTCTTTCTTCATTAGATTATATCCGCAGTTCGCTTACGATGGCTCTGGTGGCGATAGGACGGTCTTTGAATACAGACTTAATGCTAACAACAGTGTTAGAGTTTGGTACGACCAGAGTGAACAAAAATGGACATTTACTTGGACTGGTGCTTCAGATGTAACAACATTAGTATCTTCCGCACAGACATTTGCTACTGATGTAGAGATAGAACTCTATGGTAGCATAAGCACATCTTTATATGATAGCAGCACTTATTATGGACTTCTGTACGTCAATGGAATTCAAGAAGACACGGAAACAGGTTCAGCTCCAACTGAAATGTCTAGTAATTTAACTAATCTTATCGTTGGGTCCAACAATGCTAATGATGAGAATTGCAATTGCATTGTTGATGAATTAGCTACATGGATAACTCCATTATCAGTTGATGAGTTAAAGAGAATGAGATTGATGGATGAATGGTTATTAAACATAAATGGAATGTGGGAATATACTAGCACATTAGATGATGGTGATGTATTATTCTTGAATGGAAGAACAGGTATTACTGAATTATATGATGCTTCTCAGAATGCAAGAGAGCATGCTGGTGCTTCATCTAAGGGAAGGATTCCATCAATTCGTGGTGATAAAGACCAGAAGCAGTGGATATATCTTCCTTCATCAATGGCTGAATTCAGGCTGAGTTATCAGTCACATTGGAGATAATGATTTTATAGGTTAGATTATATAAATCTTTGATATTAATCATTAAGTATCGTACCGTTTCATAAACAAAGGGTTATTTAACTTATGTCTCATTCAGTAATTGTTTTTAGTTTAACTGTCTCTTTTGGTCTGTTTGATGATAATAAACCAATCTTATTGCAGATTACACTTGACAAATCTTTCTAAATGTTGTATACTTATTATATCAACTTATGAAAGAGGTAGTTATTAAATGGCAGAATCAGGTTTCAATGTAATAAATGGTCAAACAGGTGAAATAGTAGATGATCCAATATTCAGCTTAAGTGATGAATTGTATGATCCCAATGATATTGGTTTTAAAATGACAGCTAATTTCAAGAACAACAAGACCAGAAAGCGGAATGTAAGGATATATAGAGTGAATGATGAAGAGCAAACTGATAATATTGATGTGAATACAGAATATGATTGTGAAAATATACCTGAGCTCAACAAAAGTTGCATTTTCACAAAGTTATATCGAACTAGAGATCCTCACTTCAGTAAAGATAGTTATTATAAATATTGGCATAAATTATGTAGTTACTTAAATCAAGATACTAATGTGATTTTCAGTAATAAGCCTAATCTTCATAAAGTGAGACACGTTAAAGAGTTGGAGAAGTTATGCGAAGGTAGTCATCCTAGCATTTATAAGTTCGTGAAGGAATGTATGTCCAAAGGTTTAATAGCAGAATTTAAGTTAAAGGGTGAGAAAGAATTTGTGGTTAATCCTAGATATGCTTTAAATGGAAAGAAGATGCCAGTGTTGCTTTATAACTTATTTAATGAAAATGATATTAGCGCTGAGTTTGGCAATGATAACTGTGATACGAACGAATAAGATATAGGAAGTCCCTATTAATACAAAGAAGCAACTTGGGCAACAAATAGGGGATAAAACCCTTTGCCCCCTTTATCTGAGTTGCTTTCAACCGACGAAAAAACTTTTACTTATTTTTATTGATTCTATGTTATTCCATTAAAGAATATTAGATAAATTAAAAGGAGAATAATTTAACACTTAAAATGAGTTTACATGACTGTTCCAAATTCACGAAAGCAAGAAAAGATGATTATTGGTCCCGCATTTCTTATGGTAAAGTAATAGAACATAACACAGAACACTTAGTAATTCGCAATGATGATGGATATGAGTGGACTATTGGTTATGATGTTGTAGAACAAGAGTTAAGTTTTCATAATCAATTTGAAGAAGAAGTAGCATTGACTTGGACTGAATTAAAGGATAAATTCAAAGAAAGTACTAGAAGAATTATGACCGTTAATTTCAATAAGAAGATAGATAAGAAAGAATACATTGAGAAAATAGTTAATCTATATCCAAATAAAAATGGCAAGTTGAAATCCAAAGTGCAATATGAATTAGATATAAAAGATGCTACTAAATCATTATTAACAGGTACAGAAAGAACAATGATTGGAAGGCATTTTGGTACATATAAATCAGAACGTATAGTATTTATAGATATGGAATTAGAGAATGATGATAGCAAAGATTATGACACCAGAATTAGGTTAGTGGATCCGAGAACATTGAACTGGATAGTCGTAGATGGTGTAAAATATATTCTGAAGAAATAAGTGCTTTGCTTGTGAATGAAAAAGGGAGAATATACTAGAACATAATCTAGATAAGCCAATTCATATTAAGAAGAGCATCTCACCTATGAGATTGAAATATATTCAATGG